AGTTTCAAAGGTTTGCCGTTGTGCTGATTGATCCCACAACAGGCACACAAGTATTCACGTTTTCTAGCGGGTTCTCTGAGCGGAACTGCTGATGCGGGCGGCAGCCCCAGACTGTGATCTTGCGCATCATGCGGTGTGCGCTGTTTGACCAGTCCATCTATGCGACGTTGAATAAACGATTTTTGATTTAATCGTGTGTGTTCAGATACTTCACAATCGCGACTACAAAACCCAGGGGTAATTTTTTCTTGGGATCTGGTGTATGCTTGGTTGCAATAACCACAGTAGTGTTGAAAGTAAATGCTCATACTGTATTTATTGGAGCATCGGGCTGGATTTGAACCAGCGAATCAACGGATTTGCAATCCGCGCCATTAGACCGCTCTGGTACCGATGCATTGTTTGGTAGGTGGTGACGGGATCGAACCGCCGACAGCTGCCGTGTAAAGACAGAGTTCTACCGCTGAACTAACCACCCAAATTGCGTTATTGTTTGGTGCGTTTGCTGCCGCGCAGTTCGCTTTCAAGAATGCGAACATAGTCCCGAACAAATTCACCGCGATGGTGATCATCAAGAATCTTTGCAGCTATGCGTTTTACACTCTTGGGGAGCTTCACTGCTCGTGGATCATAACCTCTGCATGTCATATCTACTCTTTCTAAAAAATGGTCGGAGTACAAGGATTCGAACCTTGGACCCCCTGGTCCCAAACCAGGTGCGCTACCAGACTGCGCCACACTCCGAATAAACTTACTTTAACTTTGGATCAATGCTTTTGTCAACTTCATGCGACTCTGCAAACCGTTGTGGTTGGTCCATCCACATGGGAAAAAACTTCCACCCAAAACTTTTCCAGTATTTGTGAATGATGTTATTGATGAGCACTGCTCCAGCAACAATCACAATCAAACCCATCATTATCAAAATGCTTGCTGCTAAAAACACAGCTGACTGATCCATGTTCATGTTATTCCTTTGGAGCGGGGCAGGAGAATCGAACTCCTCGCATGAGCTTGGAAGGCTCAGGTATTACCACTATACGAGCCCCGCGTTGCAATTTAGTTATTGTACGACAACTCGTCATTGTCGTCAACACATTTGGTGGTGAAGGTCAGGATCGAACTGACGACCTCAGGGTTATGAATCCTGCGCTCTCACCGGCTGAGCTACATCACCATGGGGTGTCGTATGAGAATCGAACTCATGATAGCGGAATCACAACCCGCGGTTTTACCACTAAACTAACGTCACCATATAGAAACACACTACAACAATAGGTTTTTATATGGTAGGGGTGCAGGGGAACGATCCCTGTTTTACTGGTTAAAAGCCAGTTACTTCACCTTAAAGTTTCACCCCCTGGGTTTATCACTCTTGTCACTGTCCATGGGACTCTCCTTTTAATTAAACTTTTGATGCAATCTGTAAATATTGCATGTCAGATATCACAGTAATTTTTCAAAATCAACCGCCAATACATATCAAACTCTATGATACTGCTGCTGCCGCGCATTGGCGCAAACTGTTTGTTCAAAACTATCAACAAAAATTTCCACTGTTTCGGGACATGCAAAAATATACCTGGAAATATCTTGAACATCTAGTAGATCAGGCAAACAAAACATGTGGATGGAATTTTACAACACAAATTCAAAATCTTCAAGACACAGTGGATTTGCACAAACACATTGAAGTCACGTTGGCCAACGGATATCAAAACATCCCATCTGACTGGGACCACTTGCTGGACGAGTTACATTTTGCCTTGCATACTGTCCAGCAAACAAAACTGTCTAACATATCACGCCGTGGTAACTTTCTTCAAATTGAGTGGTTCAACGATGATTATGTTCCATTACCAGAAGATTTTGTGTTTACATCAAATCTTCAATTTGGAGATCTAAGACTTCAAAATGCCTATGTGGGGCACATCCCGTTACAGATTTTTGAACAAAATGATTTTGCCAATGTTTTTCAAACTTGTCGATTTCATGACAGAATCAAACCGGGACTAAACATTACAATTTTTTCAGGCAACCGTGTACTACCCAACATCGAAACCTATACTCAATGGTGGAATACTCATGCCCCAGAGTTTGTCAAATATCATGGCTGGAACAAAATTATGTACTACACTGGACATCCAATCATTGGGCAAGTTGTCAACACCGATGATCTTGCCAAGGTTGCCACATGTGCCGAAGTATTAGAACTTCAAGAAGTGATTTACTGATTTAAAAATTTGGTACCCCAGACGGGATTTGAACCCGCATTTAAATTTCTCCTTTTGAGAGAGACGACTTTGCCAATTTGTCTACTGGGGCACAAAAATGGAGCGGGCGAAGAGGTTCGAACTCTCGACATCTACCTTGGCAAGGTAGTGCTCTACCAACTGAGCTACGCCCGCATTGTATTGGCTCCCCGACCTGGATTCGAACCAGGCTTCACGGATTAACAGTCCGCCGCCTTCACCTAGATTGCTCTCGGGGAATTTAATTTTTTGTATCTTATATTTTTTGCTCGGTGTGTCGGTGTTTGACTATGACAGTTCGGACACAAGATACGCAAGTTTTCAATTTTATTATTAACGTTGTTTCCGTCTATGTGATCTAATTCTAATGATAATGGCTTGCCGTTGTAAACATTGCTAATTCCACATTCTTCGCAAGTATGATTGCGTTCAACTAACAATCTTCTTCGCAATGAATCATGGGCCATTTCTTCGTGTGGACGACTCCAAGATTTTGCTCTATGAATTGCAGAAGTTTTTCTTTGGGCTTCCGCTTTATCATACTTTAACATCTTTTGAGCATTAATTTCTTTGCGCTGTGCTTCGGTAGTATCAGAATAAAAGTCCAACATTGCCTTGCGCTTTTTTTCTTTAGATTTGTCTGTAAAAGTCCTGCTGTTAGCACAACTTCGGCTGCAAAACAAACCTTGTTTTTCATGAACCATGCTGCATTTTGGACATGCTTTCATATTGAACCTCCGATACTTTTATTTATATCTTTCGGAGGTTCGACGCTAGATAACTTGGTGCCCCGGGGGTGAATCGAACACCCGACCTCGGATTACAAAACCGATGTTTTACCACTAGAACTAACGGGGCTAAATTTTTTGGCGGAGAGTTAGGGAGTCGAACCCTATCAGCGGCTCGTCACCACCGCGGGATTAGCAATCCCGTGCCTTACCATCCGGCCCACTCTCCGTCTACGCTATTATATAGTCGACACTGTTGTGTGTCAACAAAATCTTGGTGCCTGTTCGTGGTCTCGAACCACGGACCCCCGCGTTATCAACACGGTGCTCTAACCAACTGAGCTAAACAGGCCACTGGCAGGGGATGATGGGATCGAACCACCGAATGTCTGAATCAAAATCAGATGCCTTACCACTTGGCGAATCCCCTACAAACATGGCATCCCGCCAGGGATTCGAACCCCGTCCCACGGTTTTGGAGACCGTCATGCTGCCGTTGACACCAGCGAGATACAAATATGGTGGAGGTAAACGGGATCGAACCGATGACCCCCTGCTTGCAAAGCAGGTGCTCTCCCAGCTGAGCTATACCCCCAAACTTTTAACACACTCTTGAGAATGTGTGTATTAAAGCATACTAGCCGCTCTGTTTCTTCTGTATGCCTACAGATTGTATCCATTCGTCTAATATGCTTTAATACGCTGTGATTTTTCACACCACACAAGGTGCTCCATCCCACAGGCCGCCCATTTGCAACTGTTTAGAGTGTGTTGCAGGATCGCGTTTCCTGGTCGCACTTGGAGATCAAAGATCAAAAATTCGAGCTTTGGATTCTCTCTGGTTTACTTTTTCACGAAATGCTCGAGCTCGTTCATACTTTTCATCAATCAGTTTGCGAAACTGTTCCTCGGTAAGGTGATTTTCAGTAGTGAATTTGATCTCTCGCATGCGTTTTCTAAAATCAATTTTTTCCTTCATAATCTTTTGCAAAACAAAAAACCCAGGGTGTTTAGTCCTGGGTCCTGGGGTAAGATACAGTTGTATGTTACTTAGGACCCTGAGCCTCCTGGAATGCTGTTCAAGCCTGTAAATGTGCGTGGCCAGACTGATGTCTGAGGCATCGCAGATTTTTGTAGCACTGAACACATTGTATGTTTCATCTTAAGTCCTATTGTACTTTATTTATGATTGTTTGTCAACCAAGAATTGATTCCGTGTTACGCGGAATTGGTTGCGGGGGGAGGAATCGAACCTCCGGCTTCCAGGTTATGAGCCTGGCGGTCTACCGCTGACGTACCCCGCGATATGTTATAAATCAAACAAGTTGTTGGTCAGCCCGGAAACCAATCTTTTTCTTCGTCGAACTTGTAGTTGTCTGGCAGTACAACCTTGTTTGAATGATCAACCAAATCAAGCAATTGAGGTTTGGGAACCCCAGTAATTCTAATTTGTCTTCTACGTGAAGTGCAAACCGGAACTCCATGCAAAAAGTAATCACTGGACAAATACACCGGATCGTTGGATTTCAAAACTGTTTTGTTGTCAGCACCGTCCAAACTCCACCACAGTGGAACACCGCCATCACTGAGATTTAGCACCATGATCACATGTCCTTGTTGATATACACCATTGTTGACACCTAAATTTTTAGTAAATGATGTTCCACTATCAAATTCATATCTCAAGTCGCGATGTATGCAGGCAAACGATCCCGGCTCCATGCTTACGCAATGTATACTTACAATTCTTTGAAACGGTAATTTTTTTAAAATAAATTCTACAATTTTTAATTGCTTGAACTCGGGTTTTAACTTGTACAATCTATGCAAATGATGATTGCGCATGGTAGAACCGCCTATGCCAGCACGTAGTTTTACATACTCACTATCTGAGTCAACAAGGTGAAGTTCCAATAATTGAGTTATATCAAATTGAGGAATCCCATCAGAAATACCACATTCTGTTTCCACACTGATCTTATCATACAAGTCTGGATCTACCATGCCCCAACTTTGATTGAGTTGCCGGGTGTTACTCCAAACTGATTCAAGAGATCTTATTTGTCGTGCCGCTGGTAAAATACAATTATCATATTCATCGATAAAAATTGTAGGATCAAAATCAATGTTGAGTTTTGCGTAGGCAAAATTTGCAAATGGGTGCATGGGGTATTTATTGGTACAAAGTCGCATTTCAAACTATTACAACTTCAATTTGTTTTGGTCAAACTGGTCGTCTTCTGCTTTGCGTTTAAAGGTACACAATGCTTGTGTGTAAAGCATGGTCTTCCTTCCAGGCACATGGACTGACTGTGACTAGCAGTCCAGAACTTAATCCCCAGCGGCCCTGGATTCAGTATTGTCCTCAGCAGATAGGCCCGTCGTCATCGAGTTTTTGACACAGACAGACCAGTTTGACCAAAACAAATTGGTAGGAGTGGTGGGAATCGAACCCACATTCGCCGCCTTATCTAGACGGTGCTTACGAGGATATAAATCTCGCCCTTAGGCCAATATTAGCAACACTCCCATTATTCTCATAGTCAAGCACCGAGAGATGCCGATTTGTCAACAAAGGTGCTTCCTCTGACAAGCGAATAGCAGTTATATCAGGACCTGTTCCTCGCACAGTTAGGCCCGCATAGTGACAGCGTCCCGTCACGATACCTGTATCGATGCTTGACTATAAAAACAAAAATGCTCTGCATCCCCCGGCGGTAATTGTACTGCATCAAGTACCAGGAACCCCCAGCACCATCACACACAGCTTCCACCCGCTTCACGACAGGGACCGTTATCGTATTGCCAACGCTGTTTAGGCTAGAACAGTACCGCCCGTGAGTGTCATCTCACTTCTCATCGTCTGGGACCAGACTATCCAGTGACGCTGGAACGTTTGTTTGCTCACCGAACTGGCGAGCGTAATTTAAATGTTGGTGACGGTGTCAAGTTCTCTGGCGGCTTGACAACCACAGTGTTGGACTGTCGATAATCTCGAAAAATTTCCAACACCAACCATGCCCATACTGCTATAGAAGTCACAGCGATCATGCTCAAAAGAACGATGCCAAACCAATGCATAATAGTCGTCATGTTGTATTTAATGGCGCACCGTAGGGGACTTGAACCCCTGACCCCTTGCGTGACAGGCAAGTGCGCTGACCAACTGCGCCAACGGTGCATGGTGGAGATGATTGGGATCGAACCAATTGTGACCGAAGTCGGCGGATTTACAGTCCGCTGCCATACCATTACGGCGGCACCTCCATGATACTTGCTACGGGACGCCAAATTCTTACGGTCGTTTAAGAGTAGGCGGCCACAGCCGCACACTCTCCCTTAAAAATGGTACTCGGTACGGGAATCGAACCCGTCTTACTGACGTGAAAGGCCAGTGTCCTAAACCGATAGACGAACCGAGCAATTCTATATGTAAACACACAAATTGTGTGCTTGCATATAGAGTCTGCACTCAACGCAGACTCTATACGAATCTAATTTTTAAAGAACGTTGTCGGTTTCCCAACACAGCCTCTAGTATAACACTCTAGGCTTTTTGTGTCTACCACATAAAGAAAAACCCTGCTAGTTGCAGGGCCTTTGTTGATGTAGTAATTTTTACTTACTGACAAAGACCCAACAGAACACCCTGCTCATAATCTGAGCCCTGTATAGGATTGAATGCGATTGTTGTCATCATGGTGTAATTGTATATGATTATTTATACTGTGTCAAGCGAAAGACTTCAAATTTGGACAAATAGATCGATTGCACAGCACGATCAAGCTCACAGAGCCCGAACCCACTCGGTGGGTCGCAACCATGTGCTGTAGATATGATCTGCTGTGGCTTGATGTTGTGCCAAGTGTGGTTCTATGCCGGCCACTATGGCTGCACTGTCTTGTACAGATTCGTACAGCTCTCGTGCTTGGGCCCACTTGGGGTCTTCGTCTGCTGCCCAGGCCTGTGCTTTTTCTGCGTCCATTTCGATGTGAAACTGCATGGCTAGATGTGGACCCATGCTCCAGGCTTGGTTAGGACAAGCACTGGATCCAGCCAAGCGTGTGGCGCCCCGAGGCACCGTGAATGCGTCATAGTGCCATTGAATCACTGTGGGTGTGGGTGCAGGACCAAACCATTTTTCAACTTCGGCATGGGTTTCATATTGTATAGACTGCCAACCAATCTCGGGCCGGGGCGAAGTGCCCACAGTTGCTCCTAGTGCTCGACTCATGAGTTGTCCGCCAAGACAGTGTCCAATCACTGGAACATCCCGAAGCACAGCCTGCAAGATCAATATTTCAGCCTGACGATTACTCAGCAAGTCATCATTGGCACTCATGCCACCGCCCATGACAGCCAAGGCTGCATAGGGTTCAATGCTGGCAGGGAATGGTTGTCCTAGCCCAGCGTTGTGAACTTCAAACTTGATCTCGTGTTGGGTCAACCATGTCACAAGGTAAGCCGCCCACTCCGGGGTTTGATGCTGTAGTATTAGTATGGGTTTCATTACAAGGCCTGTTGGATTCTATCAAGTATGATTTCTACTACTTGATTGCTGAGTACAACTTCGTAGTGATTTAGTGGTAATTCTATGAGTTCAAAGTCTGTTCTTGATCGCATGCTTTCTATTGTGACAACACCATCATTGGATTCTTGAATCCAAGGACTGTCGCCACGAGTTGTGACAATATTGGTCCAACGTGGTGGTGCAGGTAATTTTTTTGCGTCCAGCATGGGTCCACTCATGGTTCCGATATCTTTCATCAAGCGATTAAAGGGCAAAAAGTATCGTGCAAAGTCTGCTTGAGCACACCCACCATACGGAGTGCTGAGTGATATGCCACCGCAGGTTCGATCTTGATAATGATTGGCCAGGTGCAAGGCATAGATACCGCCCAGGCTATGGCTGACAAAAAACAGTCTTTCTGCATCATCCAAGGCGCCTTTCATGAGGCCAAGGTTGTGGGCAAACCCATCTGCACTGTTGTATTCAAGTGCGATGTCTGGCAATTCGGTGTGTTCTCTCACATATTCTCTAATGTGGGTGAAGCTTTCGGCAGTGGCACTGGCACCGTGTATATACACTATCATCGAAATATTTAGCCAAAGGAAAACCCGCCGAAGCGGGCTCCGAGTTTCTGTTACGAGGTATGTCTTACCCTAGGCTGCGTTTAGGCTGCCAATGCGAACTGTTCGTCGTTTGCGTTTACGTTTTTTGCTTGATTTACGGTCATCGCCTACCGTGCTGTCCACTCCGTTACTCTTGACCCAATCGATCCTGTGTCAGGCCCATCAAAAAGATTCTTCCATCTGTCCAGTGCTTCGTGATAGCTGATCCAGACACATCCTTCGCAACCTCGGCCACAACAAGTAGTTGGCTCTTGTGGTCTAGGGTAAAAATCTTTTTGGTGGACCTGGGCGGCACTGCCCCGCCGTCTTGAATCCGTTTCTCTTTGCTTCATACAGCAATAACTTGCAGTATACTGTTTTTAGATATTGTCGTCAACCAGTTCGATCACGTAGCCAATGTATTCTTTGGCGCGCTCACCGTCGCCAGCATCAATGGCTCCTTGTGCATCATCCAAGTAACCCATCATCTGACTGCGCAGATCGGCCATGCTGCCTTCGCGTCGGTCTGGACGAGGAGCATCCATTGCGTCTGCTTCTTTGATGATGTCAATGTATCGTTTTAAATTGCTCATGGTCAAAATCCTTTGGTGTATTTATAGATAGATCAGTTTTTATTTGAGTATTTGTAGATCCTGGTGCTGGGACACGCGGGTAAACTCAATGTTGGGGGGCGTATTCCTACTGATTTGTATGGCCACACGAACGGACTCGACGTTCTCTACCGCATGCAATATTGCACTGTTGATACACACCCATTTCTCTGCGGGCAAGCAAACTCGATCAATTTCTTCCAATGTGTCAAAATTCTTTGTGATGAGATTGGGATCAAAAACTGACTTCAAGTCAGGGCGCAAGAGCGGATACCCATGCTGTCTGTACCATGATGTTTCTACACGACTGCCGCCAGTGTCCAGGATATACATGATAGTGTAGTCCCTACTGATGTCCACGTGCGGGGCAAAGAACGAACTGTGTGCGTCATATACTGCTACACCACATGGCGCAGGGTCTTGATCAAAATACTGGCGTACCCATGCATCAAACTCTTCGCTGATACTGTACCTATGAGACTTTATTGTCTTGACTTCCGACCCATCTCGCAGAGTAAAATTTCGATATTCATACTCTGCATAGCCTGGCCGATCAAGCCAATTATTCACCTTGACTTCGTGATTGCCCTTGTTTGTTTCTAGACTTGCCCAGGCCGCATCCACAATTGTTTGCGGCAAGGGTGGCAAGTCTAAAAATGCATAGGTAAATGTCACTTTTTGGTTTTTTCTGCTATTTGTTCAAAGATTCGAATTTCTCTGTTGGCATACTGCGCAGATCTCTGTGGTCCATAATTCAACACAGTAAGACCCAGCAAATCTTTGAAACTGGTATTGGTGGAATCTTGAACCAGTCGTGACATTTCTGTTACAGCAGTACGATCGGTGTCTTGTCTGGCCCAGACTGCGTACCAATTGTTGGTGTAATTTCCACTGAATCCCATTTCACTGGCAGTGGGCACATTTGGCAGCTGAGGCAGTCTCCGCTCTCCAAACACCATGACAGGACGAACTTGTCCGTTGTTGAAAGACGGCCCAATTCCGGTGTAAGCCAAAACTCCGTATTCAGTATGACCGGGCAACACATCGTTGACCATTGGTGCCAGCCCTTTGTAAGGAATCAAGTTGAGTCGCGTGGGCCATTTTAGATCATTGAGCCATATTTCTCCTTGATTGGCAACACCCACATTAATGATGTCTTGATTTCGGATCTGTTGTCTGATCTTGGTATCGCTGCCAGCGGTGAACATCACATATGGACTTTCGCCGATCAATGACACTGGTACAAATTCTCGATAAGTGTTGGTGCCCAGCATTGCCGGACCCACCACAAATCCAGCCTCGGCAACGATAAATGTGTGATTGTCGTTGGGCCTATTCAAAACATGTGTGGTAGCAACCGCCAGTGCCGCGCCAGGCATGTATTGAACTTCAACTGGAACTGAAACTTTACCTTGAAAGTCTTTTTGCATGGCTCTTGCAAATTTATCAATAAGTCCACCAGGCGGATACGGAACAATAAGAGTAATGGACTTAGACGGCCATGCCAGTGCAGACACTGAGATTAGCATGGCCGAGATAAAGGTCAACAGTTTTTTCATATATCCTCTCAAAAAGTAATTGTTGAACAAAAGCACTGCTAGAGTGCTTTTGTCCGGTGCTGACAACGGGGACGATTCCCGCGTTGCTGTTTATTGATGTTGTTGAATGCTTTCGACCAAACCAGGAGTGAATGTATCGCGGAATTGATCATACACACCGCTCAGTGCAGCCTTGGCAGCTTCGCGTTGTTCTTGTGTCCACTTCACAATGTTGGCACCTTCTTCTGCAACAAGACGCTGTTCGGCACGAGCACCGTCACGAATGGTTTCGGCACGCTCTTCGCGACCAGCCAGCACAGCAGCTTGTTTGATCACTGCTTGAACTTCGGGACTCAATGTATCCCAGAACTTGTCGCCAATGATCATTGATGTAAGGAACAAACTGTGACCAGTGTCAATCACTGACTTGGTAACTTCGTTCTGACGCAGTGGATACACACGTGGGTAGTTGGTTTCACCGCCTTCAGCTTCACCGTCAACCACGACCTGACGCAGGTCTTCTACTTCGGCCACAACAGGCTTCATGCCCAGTGCAGAAATAGTTGCTTGTGCAACAGGATTACGGTTTGAACGAACTGGTGTTCCTGCAAGCTCTTCCAATGTGCTGACTCGCTTGTTGGAAATCATTTGGCGGAAGCCACCTGAGTATGTGAAACTCAAGCCACGCACATTTGACTTGTCTGTGAGCTTGGCAAGCAGTGTTTCACCAACTTTGCCCTCTAGTACACGAGTTGCGTGATCGTGGTCTTTGAACAAGAATGGGAGATCAAATACCAAAAAGTCCTGCTCGTACTTCTCAGCAAGCCATGTGGTGTACATTTGACTCATTTCAATTTTGCCCTGTTCCATGAGGTCCAGTAGATCGTGCTTGGTGACCACAACGCCGTTGTTGTAGCGTTGGCTGTACTCGGTAAGAGTCATGATTTCCACTTCGATTTTGTGCTCGCTTTGTTGCTCGTTTACACGACGCTCAAAGTCTTCAGCAGCACGAAGGAAAAGATTCAAAGGTTCATGGGCAATGACCCAGCGAATTTTGGTAGTGTTACTCATTTTTATATCCAGATTAGGTAGTTTAAATGTGCTTGCGAGGTTGCTCGCTACGGTTGGCGTTCTAGGCATAACATGCTAGTAAAGGAGTCCATACTCCAGGCGTCTTTGACCCGACGTCGACCACTTGATCGGCGCTGCCATGTTTATTTAGTCAGAGACACGCCTTGACTCAAACGTTTCCATAGTGCCACCTGTGAATCAAACCAAATCTGTGTGGCCGTGGTGTTGAGGTTGCTGGGATCACAGTAGTCCACAGCATAGGCACGCTGCACTGCATCTGTTCGGCCGGCTTGCAGTACCAAACTTCGCAGTTCTTGGTACTGTGCTTCGGGCATGGATTTTGGCACTTGCAAACTGTGCATGTTAACCACCTCGCCCACTCCAGCAAAGCCCTGACTTTCCAAGGTGGCAATGCCACGCACTGTTTTCTTGCCTGAAATGCCCAGGGCGTTGAGGTCACCCTTGTCCAAGAATCCTTCAACTTCGCCCAAGAATGCCACGCTGAGATCAATGTTGCCCGAGATAGCATCAATACTGGCTTCGCGTGTGCCTTTGTAGGGCACCGGGGTGGCGTTGGGATAGCGTTTGACAATTTCCATGGCCATGAGGTGTGAAGTGGCGCCAAGGCCAGAAATGCCAATGCTGATCTTTTGATTGCGGTCAATTTCACGCCAACTACGATACTTCTTGCTCACAATCAACATGGGTGCTGCACACTGAGTCATCAGCGGACGGAAGTCACTGACTCGATGACTCTCATCGGGATAAAAGTTAGGGCGCACAAAAAAAGCTGTACTCGCGGCCAGCACAGCGTTTGGTGTAGCTGCCACATGTTTGGCACCAATGGTTGCACCGGCACCGGGCTTGTTCTCCAAGATAAAGTTGTATTTCTTTTGACCAGCGTTGAGCTCTTCTACCAAGCTGCGACTGTACTGTGCCTGTGTATCGCCCATGCCAAACGGCCAAACAATAGAAATAGTTTGTTGTGCTTGTGCAGCAAAATATGTCAGAGCCGCTGCTGCAGAAATTAGAAGTTTTTTCATTTGAGATTTCCTTGTATGATGTCTGTGTTGACAAAGTCAGCAGGACCTAGGTCGTAGAAGGTGTCCATGAACCCCACAAAGCCCACTGGCCGTCCCAACTCATAGGTGAAAAATTTGGGATCAATTTTGTCTACCATGTGTTGCACGCCGGCTTTCCATACTTCGTAGAAGCGTGTTTCTGTGAAGTTTTTAAAGAACCACCAACCCATTTCACTGTAGAAGTTGTTGGTACTTTTCATGGTTTGCCATGTTGTGGGATCGTAGTCCTCATAGATCAGTGGGCGAGCAATTTGCTCGTAGGCATTGCGTTGTGCCGGACTGTGATTGGGCCAGCGCATCAAGAACTGCAAGTGCTTGGTGTGTGGCAGTTGGAACCAGTTGCGGATTGTGTGAGCTTGTTTGATGATCAACTCAGGAATGTCTGGTTGCCAGTAAAAGTACTCTGTGGTCAAGTTGGTATAAGGACCAATTGTGGCCTGGCTATGGTTGGCTTGTATGTCTAAGAAGTACAGGTACCAACGCCCGTCCCGGATACAAATTTTAGGTTTGTCAATACCGTATAGTATACAAATGCTTTTGCCAGACTCTGCTAATTGTTTGTGCCCATCTAGGCCCAGTGGATCGTGTTTGAATGTGTGCTCGGGGTGCAAGTAATCTCTTGCACGTTCTACCCACGACTCGTCACCTTTGTAGTCCAGTATGTTTTGACTGAAGTCGTGCATGGTGATCTTTGTATTGGGGTGACTAAGAGCCAGCTTTTGCAACACCGGCTTGGCTGCAAAATGCCATTCGCTCAGCGTATTCTCGGCTTTCATGTTCTTGGGATCAGGTCCAAGATTCTTGTCGCCCTGTGCAGGATAACGAAATACCACTTCGTCTATGTGAAGTCCGTTGTTGATAAAACTATAGAGTACTGTTGTACTGTCACTACCACCTGAGAACTCTAATCGAATATAATCGTATCGGTCTCGAAGCTGTTGTGCCCGCATGCGATACAGTTCACGCAGACTCAATTGTGGCTCAACTGTGGTGTCTATTCGACTGTATACTTCTCTGTTGAAATTAAAATGAGGAAAGTGCCCGGTGGCTGTTGCTTCCAACAAAGCCTGCGGCTTGCTGTAAAATCGTTTGTCGCCTACAGTATAAAATCCCAGTCTGGGATTTTGTTCTAGTTCAATCATTGTTGTTTTCTTCTAGTACTTTCCAGCCCAACTTCAGTAGATCCTCTCGGATCTCATCAGTCACAACACTCTCACCGACAAAGTTTTCTTGATACCACTCATGTTTGGCACGTTCGTCTTCAGTCATTGACTCTAGATCTTCGTCGGTGGGTTTACCGCGAATCCCGGTGCAATACCAGTCGATGTAGTCGCCCTCTTCGCGCATGTCTGCAACAATGCCCCCAGCATAACGCCATGAGCACGAGTAGGTTTGACCTTTGAGCAAAGGCCATGTTTCTAGCTTCTGGAAGTCATTGTTGCACATTGCGGCATACAGGTTCTGTGCATACTCTTCACGAGCTTTGGCCTTGTCGCAGATCCATTTGGTACTGCGCAAATCGTATTCAAGATTGTTTTCTTTCCACTCGGGCTTGGCTTCACGCTCAGCTTGGTGTTGAGCAAAAATGTTATGAAACTCAATCATTTCCTCAGCATGTTCGGCAGTGGTATTGCCCTCTTCCACACGTCGAAGAAGACTATCTCGTTGAAACTTACCACGCTCAGGACTGGAATTCATTGTCTCTGTAAGTTCGCCCATGCCAACCACTGTTTGAAAGCAAGATACACAGCCTCTGCTTCTTGGTCATCTGCAGACACTCGCACACCACGCACATAAAAACCATCTCGGGTAACCCGGAGCATCTCATCACCACCGGCAATGTGCATGGCAATTGCAGCCTCCTCGTAGGGCGCATAAATTTGAATTGCGCCGTCGCTTAGTCCTGTTTCCCGCATGTTGTCTGCCATGTATATATCCTTTGGTCCGGCCACCAGGAATCGAACCTGGATTGACTGCTTAGAAGGCAGATGTTCTATCCATTGAACTATGGCCAGAATTGGTGCGCCCACTAGGACTTGAACCTAGGACCAATGGATTATGAGTCCACTGCTCTGACCAACTGAGCTATAGGCGCATTTAAACTTATTATAACAGAAAATTTATTTAACCGTCAAGTTCTTTTTGGTATTTCATGTCACTAGCGAAACCAGCCAAATGTATGTCAAGGCATGTAGGAATTGATCCAGGCCCAGCAACCACCAAAATTGATCGTGTGTGCTGGGCGCCCAGCCCATTTTAGCGTTGAGATTAGTTTTGACCCAGTCGATGTGATAGTGAATTACAGCATCCGCACAGGCCAACCAGGCCGCAGCCATGGGAGCATACCACGCAAAACAAATCCAGGTACCAATGCCATGCAGGCCTGCATGCAGTAGGCCGCCCGGGTGCAGGTAGATGCCTTTGTTGCTGTACTGATATCGATGTTGCAGTGGAAAATCTACCACAAAGTGTTTGGCAAACAATGCCAACACCAGCCACAAGGTTGGATTCATTGCACGGCTTTCATGTCAAAGTCATCCAGGATTTCCATGGCCAGGGCCTGCAAAGTTGACATGGCGTAGTGCTCTTCTTGTCGATACGCCTGGTCAATTTCTTTTTCAATTTTGTCTAGGATGTGCTTGACAATGGCTTCACCAAACTGTTGTTGTAGAGCAGGATTGATGGTGGGGTAGTGCGAACCACCGGCCATGAGACTGAAGTTTTTGAACACGTCATTCATGTAGGTCTCCTTTGAGGCTGTGCCAAAGTTTGGGATCGGTGCCCAAGTAAATTTTATATTTGACATAGTTTCGCCACCTGGTATAGCGATTGACCAGATGTTCTACCCAATTAAACATCCTGTCTCTGAACCACAGCGGGTTCAAAACGGCTGTGAGCAACATCACAAACAAAAAAGGCACGGACACAACAACCGATGCCCAGTGAAAAGTCATGGCCTGATAGTAACGCCCACCTTCGGGGGTGAGTGTGATTTCTTTGTTCATTGCTGCACCTTTCTACATTCAAAGACGCCAGGCACCATTCTATTTTCTCGGACCATTTGGTCCATGTTTGCAACCAAGGAGGCCTTGACCTTTTCGCACTCTGCCACCTCACGAAACCGACTGATGTGTTCCGTGTGAGAACCTGCTGGGCCAGCCCGGGTCAAAATCAAAACAGTAAAGATCAGTTCGTACATTCTTCAACTCCGAAATGTTTTTTGATAGCATCGCCTTCTTCGCTTCTTTCAAAATCTTCTGCGTCAGGATAACGATCAAAGTAAATTTTGTTACAGATATCAGCACATTCCCGCACAATCAACTCGGCGAACTTTTCTAACTTTGGGTGATGTTCTAACAACCATTCTATGTCAGCCTGTTCTGCAAGTTCTTTAATTCGTTCGTTCATTCTTCAACTCCGAAATGTTCTCGAATCTCTTCGTAAATGTCTAATGCATCGTGTTCAGCGGCAACATTGGCACATTCCCTCACAATCAGTTCAGCGAACTTTTCTACGGTATATTCCCACTTGTATCTTTCCTTGCCTAGACCATATACATCTAAGTTGGATTCTCTAACAAGTTCTTTAATTCGTTCGTTCACTCTTCAACTCCGAACCAAACCAACACATCTGCTCGGCCAGTGAATACCATCCAAGCGGCAGTTATTCTTTTTCGTAGATTTATTCCTGGCCATGACATAGGTCTTGCCTGAGTCCATAATCCATTTTTTCCGGCGGATTGAACATCCCAACATTTGATTTGGTCCGCAGAATATACCATAGGTGTTCTCATTCTTCAACTCCGAAATGTTGTTTAATCAAATCATATGCTTGACCACGGCTAACCATGTCACGTAGCATAGGACTCAATGCTACACCACATTCCCGAACAATCAACTCAATCAAACCGTCAACTTCTTCTCGATACATGAAATAGTGGTCATCTTCTACTGTTTCACCATACGAATTGAAGTAATCTCGGCAATAATGCTGTTTTAGGTATGCTTCAATATGTTCAATCATCATTCAACTCCGAAATGTTCTTTGATCGTATCGCCACACGAATAAGCAGTATCTCTACCATCAGCATCATTGTATCCTGCTCTAACTGCCGCAATACCTGCACAAACTTCTACACATTCTGCCACAATCAACTCGGCGAACTTTTCAAACCGAATTTTATCCCACGTTTGAATATTAAACCCTTCTTCGGGTGTGTATGTATGTGTCTTGTCGGCATAGTCAATAGCCTCTTGGAAAAGTTCTCGAATTCGTTCGTTCATCGTTCAATCCAATTATAAAAATTCAATACTTCGTCCACGCTGTTTGCCCACCGATCAAAATCCGACAAAGGGCAACTAACATCCACAAAGAACTCACCCTCATCACCCCACCAACGGAAACGATATGCTCGGCCTTTATAATGCGATACAGAACCCATCTTGAAGAAGTCACGAGTTACACTATGTCCACGTTTCTTCAACATAGTTTTGAATTCGCTGGGACTCATACCCCATAGTTGCTCTCTTGTTGGCTTGCGGTGTTTATATTTGAACTTCATTCTTCAACTCCGAAACGTTTCTTAATCTCAGCCGCAGTCCAACTGTCTCGGTCATTCAGCCCCGAAGCTGCACTAAACTGTTCGTTAGCAATGTCAGCACATTCCCTTACAATCAACTCGGCGAACTTTTCTTTGAAATTGTCAAACCATTCCAATCCCTGTGGTGTCACATACTCCGCATAATCTCTTGCCTGTTCAGCAAGTTCTCGAATTCGTTCATTCATAGTCATAGCCTTCAGTCTCGTAACTGCCGGCGGTTTCAATATGCACATGGCCGAAACGGATCAAGCCATGATCCTCACTGACTTCAAACGGCTGATCAAAATCCACAATGGCGCCCAGACGTTTGATATCGCGAGTGTTGTCGCGAATGTCGTCTACCAGGATGCAACCAATCAGGCCAGCATCCACTGAGTGGCTGGTGCCAATGTTTGATTGGTATACCCCGTCGCCATGCGCAGTTCCGAAGCTGGCAAAGCGTCGTCCGTCAGCAAACACAAACTCGCCATCTACACATTGATTGTTGGGCATGGTGATCTCACAGAATTCACCCCACTCATCGTGCATCACATAGCACAGGTCACCGATGTAATAACGTCCAGCGGGCATGGTCATGATCAACCCCAGTCCTTTTTGTCACCGTGTTGTTCATTGTAATTGAAGCCTGCGGTGTAGGCCACAATCTGTTCAGCAGTCATGTCGTCCATTTCCACGCGGCGTGAAGAGCCAGTGTCGCCCACATAGAAGTGTGGATTGTATCCGCGATGGTAATAACTGTCAGCCGAGCCGCGATCAAACGCACCGCCATGCCGGCGATCATACAGTCGGCCGTTGATTTCAATAGATTGGTTCATGGTTGCAATTGATTCAGTCATGTCATACTCCTTAAAACGCAAGTTCTTGGGCGGGGAAGCGGATCTTGCCTTCAAACTCCAGCTGATCGCGCTCAAATTCAGTAAGGTAGTCATCGGCCACCACAGACCAGTGCACAATGCGTTCTTTGAAGGCATCATTGTCCTGTTCGACTTGGCCGCGCACACGATCCACGATGATGTCCACCATGTCGCATTCATCCACACTGCGGACCACATAGTCCGAGCCGCCCTTGGCCTTCCAGTAGGCTTCGGCGCCAGTGCCTAGGCTACCGTCTTCGCGCCAGGCGTAATTTTCGTAAACTTGAGTGGTGATCAGCAGTTTGGACATTTGGGCTCCTTGTTACTTTCTATGCTTCTATTATAGCAAAATGGGAATTATTGGTCAACCGATTTCTACGCCGCGCATGTCGGTGTTCAAGTTGGGGCAGTGCGCACGGATCAAATCACGCTCAAACGTGTGTGCTAAAGTTTTACCGCGCAACACAGCCAAGACGCTGACAGTGAACGCCTGGGTACCACGCTCGCGCAGGGCTTCATACAGTGCCCAGCTCTTGTCCTCGCTACGTGAGCGGTACAGGTGCTTGCGGCAACGAGTCATCACGCTGAGTTTAACAGTCGAAGCAGTCTTGGCAGTGACACCGATGTAGAAGTCCGAGCCCGAAGTCAGCATGTAAACAATGTGGGTACGATCCGAGCGCTTCTTGCGTGACTGCTTTTTAAGTTCCATACAAGTATTATAGCAAAAAGGGAAATTCTGGTCAACCGTTTTAGTACCGTTGTAAACTTGCCACAAATCGGTTGACATCATTATACAGGGCATACATGGTGGCTTCTTTACTGGCAAAGAAGCATAGTTTGGAACGCTTGCCTGCTTTGATATAGTAAGGTGCAGTAAGTTTGCGGTCCAACATCAACAGTATTCTAGGAATGGCTTGAATAGCTACCTCGGTTTCAAAATCCCAGTGTTCGAGTTTGTATTGCTCAAATGCTTCAAACCCAACAGAGGAAAGCCGCCAGCCACCATCAGGATTTTGCCACCATTCTCTCATGGCTTCTTCCACGGTCCATATGTCAGACTGTGCTACTAAATTTTTTGTGAATTTTGTTTTATTGGGCACTAACTGCAAATTCAAGGGAATATCTGAGTCCCAGCAGTCATTAAAACAACCGTGAACTTGTCGGTCTTGAATTGAACGTTTAGTTTCCGGGCTAAGTTGATTGCGTGGCCTTTGTTTGAAAACGAAACTTTTTTGTATTTGGGTCCAGGGTATTGTGTGAGCATGTTTGATGTTTTTAAGTTGATGGGCTTGGTATCAAAAAACACAGCCCACACTCCCTCGGAGGCCAACACTTGCTCGGTCTTGTAAGTTGCTTTGTCAGTGTGCTCGATCAGCACCGTTGGCTTGGGTCTACTCATCGTTATCTCCGTAGTTTATTTATCTCAAAAACTACGTGCTTTTAAAACCACCACCACTCATCTCCACTGTGACAGTTTCTTCGCGACTGACCGAATTGCGCATACTTTCCAAGGTCAACAACAGTTTGGTAATGTCCCCGTGTAGGTCTTTGGCATCACGCAAGGTCATTGTGAGATCACGTTGGCCACGACTTTCTGCAGCCTTGATTGTATCCACAAAACGATTGATATGCAGACTCATTTCAAGAAAATTTCTTCATGAAATGTGTTTTACTGAGATACTGCTCAAGTTCAGGTGGAGTCCATCCCTGTGGCTTGAGTACTTTGCCATCTTCACGTTTACGAACCTTGCCGGTGTCTCGATCGATCTTGGCAAAGTTTGTGCGCATGACTTCTTTCCAGGCACCTTCGCCGTCTGCACCCAGGCTGTGAATAGCACCAATTGTGACCACCAAGATGTCAATCAGGGCATCTAAGTCGTCTTTGGCTGTGGTGCTGGCCACAAGTTCATCAAATTCTTCTCTAATGAGGTTACAATACATTTGGTATTGTTGTTCATTGAACTCGCCTGTGGTTTGATCACAGGCCTTCATGAATTTTTCTTGATCACGAAACGGATTGGTCATTGGCTTGCTCTTGAGTTTGAAAAGGACCTTGGTAAGCATACCGCTCCAAGGCAATAAGTTTGGGGTGTTGTACCACTCGCCACTTGCGATGTTGTTTGACTCGGTACCAGCCTGCAGCGAACCAGGACTTGGATTTTTCTTCTCTAGTAAACAACGGTAATTTATGTTTGACATCCCACAGTGGATTGAATACCGCACCCATGACCTCGTGTCCATATACCAGATTTGCCGGCTGCGGTGTTGCTGTTTCGGCTGGCTCGAATTGGATGTTTATGGCATCGCGAGCCATTTTAATGGTTTGATATTTTGCTACACTGTCTAGGATTTTTATAGTACAGTTGCCGTTGTCAGCAACTTCAAGTTGGCCAATCTTGCGATTATCCTTCTTGAGGATCCAATACTGATTCTCTACTATGGGTTTGGCTAGTATCATCTAGTACTCCTTTATATGTTTCGTTGAGCCATCGACTGACTTGTTCGGCGTTCTCACTGAGTTTGGTCAACTCATACCGGCCACAGAATCGCATGAAGTGAACTCCAACTTGTCCAACATCCTTGTGACTGATTTGTTCACGAATGCAACCATCTACTACGGCCTTGACGTCATCTGGCTGTGCAGTGAGGTCAACCAAGGTACGATTGCGTTCGTAATCATCTTTCACACGATGTTCCGCACCATTGTGGTCGGTCCAACGTTGTAGCATCAGGTTGTTCCAGTTGTAGCCTTTATTACCGCGATCCGCGTAGGCTTCACGGAGACCAACCTTATTCTTTGTGCCTTTTTCACGTACTCCCGGATAAGCACTAAACACATTGTCGGAGGTGTCCCCACGCATGCACTTTTCAAACAGTAGCCATTGCGGGTCCGGAGTGGTTTTTGGTTGTTTAGTTTTCTTATCAAGGACAGGGTTACCTTTGGCATCAAATATACCTTCCAGGGTCAATAGTTCGTCTGTGATACCGTTGTACTGTTGCACATTGGCGGCCAGCAACTGCACAAAATCTGTGTCCGAGCTTACAATGGTGTGTTCATCTTGGGGGTGTAGAGCAATCCAACGTGCAATGATGTCATCTGCTTCAGCAGTGGCGCAACGCACAACGCTACAGTTTGTTCGAGTAGACAAGTATTTAGTCAGCTCATCATAGGTTTCCCAGAACAACCGGTCTTCTTCTGCTTCGGTTTCGCTCATGGCCCCACGTGCTACAGCACGGTTTTTCTTGTAGGGTTCGTAGAAGTCCTTGCGCCAGCTACGCCCTTCTAGTGCAAAAATCACATGATCTGCTTGGAAGCGTCGGGCCACTTTGTTGGCAGCCATGATGGTCACATGCAGGGCAAAGCCCAATTTGGTCCATGTGTCACTGGCACGATGTGCACTGTGCCTGGCACGGAAAAACATGTTGGCAGTGTCAATCAGCAGATATTTCATTGGGCGCAATCAGATTGTTGTCGTTGATGTATTGTAACACATAGTTGGCCCAAAAGCAATGGGCATCAGCACCAAAATGGTAACTTTTGGGGTTGACATATTCAAAACCGTTGTTTCTACACACAGCACTATAGGAATGATCTATGGAATAAGGTTGGATATACGAAATCCCCCAATCCCGATCTGCTGGCAATTCACTGAATGTACTGTGTCCGTTGAAGAACAAGTGTGGTATCTGAAGGTGGATCAACTCTTGATGGAAATCCCAAATTCGGTCATGTGCTCTGCGAGTGGCCACTTTCCAATCCACATCAATCACATACTGCTTGTACCTATCGCGTAGCTCAGGTGGAACTATATCCCAGCCACTGGCGTTGACTTGATACCAGATGCCATTGTGTAACCACTCCTCGCGTTCCCAAGTTGACCACTGTATGATCATAAAAGTGTTGGATAGTTTATCTGGATTGTTTGTGATCCAATCACGTGTGGTACGAATCATGCGGTCATTGCTACTGGCCGATTCTGCATCACAATACATTTCAACACCAAGTTGTTGGGCCAATTTGGTACACCAACTCACTGCTAGATTTGCTGGATGCGGCCTACGATCTATGCCATTCTGACCGTCATCTACAGCAAATGCTTCTTTGACTGCGGCTTCTGCAGCCGCGGTATGGCTACAGCCATTAACGTATAGTATCATTTTTTATAGACTGGATTGGGTACTTCTAGTTCAAACACATGATATTCGCTGAACCCTGAGTCTGTGTTTTTGAGCAGCTCTAATGTTCTTAATTGTTCAGCTTCTTCTCGACTGCCATAAAATCCTGCACCAAATGTAACGCTGCTACCGCTGCCATACACATAGCTCATTTGAAGTCCGGTCTGTTTGATTACAGCATAGACCTTGAATGTGGGCAAGGGTTTAAGTGGTTCCATCTTTCAACACCTTGAATGTTTCTGCAGCCACCACACGTTTGCGCAGGCTTGAACTGGAGAAGCTGTGATCTCGACGGTTGAAAACAAGTTCGATACCTCTCTCCCCACATTCATACCTTCCAGAGAAATCTTTGTTTTCGTACTCTACTCCTAGGATGCGCACATCCACAGGTAATATCAACAATAGGTCACAGAGATCTTGTTCGGTTTGGTACACAACAACTTCATCCACATAACGGCATGCTGCCAACTGAATTTGTCGCTCCACCACACTTTGAATAGGTTTGTTTTTGGTGTCAGGTCTATCGATAGTTGGGTCAGTTTGTAGTCCTGCGATGAGATAATCACAGTGATTTTTGGCTTCTGATAGCATTGCAATATGACCTGCATGCAACATGTCAAAGGTCGAGAATGTGATGCCAATTTTCTTACCGTCTGCTTTGAGCTTTTTGATGTGATTAAAGATCATGATACTTCGCTCCGCCCCCCACCAATGTCGCGGGTACTGACATATTGACTACTGTATTTTTGTATGGCTTGTTCTTGTTCCCAAGTTTCCATCACAACATGCCTGCAGATATTTTGGAACCAGCGATCCACAATGTCTGCATCAGTGTCCGTGGGTTTCATCATGTAGCCAGCTTTGACCAGTCGTGCTACAAAAATCTCATTCCAGTCCAATTCAAATGCGCCCTGATGCAGATTACTGGGATCAATGTCCATCTTGACAATGCTCACATACGGTTCATTGTTTTCTGTGGCTAGCTCTTTTTCGGTTTTCTCTGGTGCCCGTGGTTTGGGTTCAGATTTGACCTTGACTGGTTCAGGTTTTTTTCTAAAGCGATCAAATATCCCCATTAGGTTCCCCATTCATTCTTGAAGAGTGGCACTTGAAGTCGATCACTGTACCGCCATCCTTTTCGCATTGCCATTTCTGCCACTGCACGATTGTTAAGGGTATACACCCGCTCAACACCACCAACGGGCATAATATAAACAGGACCCGTAAAACCTGCCGCACGATATTCATCAACAGCTCGTTCCGCATCATGGAGATCCTCCTCAGTGGACACAACAAACTTTAGATATGTATATCCAACATCTTGATATTCGCAAACAATTTCTGGACAGATAGCATCTTCCCACCGCTCACCACTGCATGGAAGTTTGGCGCTTACGCTGAATGTGATTTCTCGCCCTACCTTGTTCCAGTCTTGCAAGTAATTTTTGAACTCTGGTGAGAGTTTTTGAGTGCCATTGGTTTCAAACGTAATCTCTGTTAGCTCACGCATGTCTGGATGATCCAACAAGTCTGGATAAGAACGTTGCCAACCCAACAATGGTTCACCACCTGTGATTACTAGATGTTCGTCCCGCCATTTCTTGTGCGGTAGCGAATCCACAACAGCAAGGGCAACCGCATCAGTATCAAGAACGGGAGATAAATGACGAAAGCGAGGATCCCAACTAGCGTAACTATCACAACCTGTACTAACCAAAGGAAGAGACTTGTACTCGGTGTACTGATCAGGGTCAATATTGTTTGCTTCATTGCTTAGTTCTCCACGAGACATGCCAAAACCTGCACACTTGAAGTTGCAGCCAAAAACACGCAAGAATACACTGGGCACCCCCATGTAACGACCTTCGCCTTGAATTGAATAAAATAGTTCTGCTACCTTGAGTTTAGACATCTGTATCCTTTGTTGTATGCCCTGCTATTGTACATGAAATCAGCACAATCTGCAACACGCACACTAGGCAATTTGGCCAATTGACTTTTGCACACCCGATTCAAACGACATGGGATTGTAGTCGGGCATGATGCTTTTGAGTTTTGATATATTGGGTCTACGGTTGGCTGTGCTTCCAGGTTTGCCGGGAGTGGTTTCCCAGTCAGCGTTGGGATGGCCCAAGGCAGTGGCAATGATTTTGGCTGCATCCATGATGGTGATTTCTCGGTCATTACCGATATTGATCACATCACGAGTTTGTGTTTCGGCACAGTAGATACTGGCTCTCACAGCATCTTCCACATGACAGAAACTTCTGGTCTCGTTGGCACCAAAGCACTCGAAGCGACCTGCTTTTATTTTTGTAATCTGATCGGCCAAGAAGTGTCCGGCCTTGCTGTTCTCTCCGTACACATTGAAATAACGCAACATCACATAGGGCAAGTTGCTGTTGGCCAGGTAATTTTCACTGCATACCTTGGCCAGTCTGTAACTCCAGCGAGCATTGTGAATGTCTCGGATAGCAATGTCTGAGTGTTCAGGAACCGGGCTCACAGGATCGTCACTGACAATTTCGCTACTGCTGGCATACACAATTTTTTTAAGACCGGGCAACCGGGCAGCCCATTCAAACACATTGATGTCACACACAAAGTTATTGCGTAGCACTTGGTTGGGACGCTCATAAAAGTTTTTGGTACCATTGATAGCACCATAGTGATAGATGTAGTCAAAGTCTTGCGGCAACCGGCTCAAAGCCGTGGGGTCGTTCAAGTCCATGGGCCGGAATTCATCACAGGGAGGTATGGTGCTACTACGACTGTGATTGTCAACAGCCCACACTGTGTGGCCGCTGTTTTTGAGTTGTCTACAGATTTCAGTGCCCAACAATCCACTGGCACCAGTTACTAAAATTTTCATTTGCTTACCTTGTTGTTGTCGTCAATCACACTTTGAATCAGTGTATAGGGCAGGCCAAGATTGTGAATCAAGTTGTTCCATGCACTGGTGTCTTTGGGCAAACAATGTCCGCCGTAACCACGCATGTTCTCATTGGCCATCAAGTAGTGTGGGTTGATACATTCTCTGCGAGTGATTGCATCATACACATTCTTGTAGTCAGCACCCAATTTCTTGCACACATCATATGTGATATTGGCAAAGGTCACGCTCATGGCATGATGCACGTTGTTGAAATATTTCACCACTTCAGCTTCAGTGGGACTCACACGAGCCACGGTCTTTGGGAAATGTCCGTGTATTTTTTCAATTAGGTCAAAATCTTCCTCGCGGTCACTGCCAATGATCAATAGGTCATGATTGTAAACAAAATCTGCTAGAGCTGTTTTGGCACGTAAAAATTCAGGCACACTGCAAATCTTTAAATTGGGATATGCTTCACTCAGTCGTCGACTGGTACCAGGAACCACAGTGCTCTTGATTGCTACCAATCCCGAGTACCGGTGTTGGTTCAATTCCGCAACCACTCGTTCAACAATGCTGGTGTCGCAATCTCCGTTGGCTGCTTGATTTGTGGGCACACTGAGAAACACACATTCGGCATCCAGCACATCAGCAAGTTTGCTGCCTTCATAAGCCGGATCATAGAAACACATGTTGTGTCCAAGGTATTCAAGGCCTTCGTACACAGCCTTGCCCACTGTGCCTTTTCCAATAATTCCTATTTTCATTTTACATCCTTAAAAGTCATGTCTACGCAACTACTGGCCAAATTGGATTTGGCCAATTTGAAAATTTCTTCAGCCACCTGTTGGGGTTCTAGATAGTCCAACTTGGGATCAAATTGTTTGCCTGCTGTGGCCATCCGGGTGCGTGTTCGCACTGGGTTTAGTAAATCTACTTGAGTGCTGGATCCAGCAAAGTGATCTCTAGCCGATTCCCACAAATTGTATAAAGCAGCCTTGCTGGCACTGTACAGTGGATACAGCACTCGCCCGCCGGTGTAACTGCTGCTGCCGATCATGATGATTCTTGCGGGCTTGGCGGAATCTTGGTGCGACATATAGTAACTGACAATGGACCAATTGCTGCCAAAATTAATATTCATGGTTGCTGTGTGAGTATCAGAGTGTCCGTTGACAAATATTCCAACACAGTTCACAACCACATCGGCCTGTGTGTAATGCAGTAGCCTAGCAACATCTTTGTGACTTTGTGCATACTCAAAATTTAGCTGATCGCGATTCACCGCAATCACACGATAACCTTGATCTTGAAACAGTTTGGCAGCGGCACTGCCAATCCCACCGTTTGCACCAAAGATCACCACAGTTCTTGTCATTGTTATACCGCGGTGATGTCATCTACTCGATAGGTGTCAGATTCGTAGTCTGCACCGCCTCTTGGTCCTTCTGCAAATGCAATAAAGGTGCATCCATCTGGCCCTGCCCGCATGGCATGAATTTCAAAAGGCTCGCTGATGATCATATCACCAGCACTGGCCTGTAACACATTTGGAGGCTGATCGGTAATATACAAGTTTTTACTGTAGTATGTCAACGTGCCCGACATCACAAAAGTGTATTGTGTAGTCAACTTGTGATAGTGATTACCACGCACTGCACCGGGCTGGTTGGTAATCACGCAACCGTGATTCATGTTGGCCTGATAAAAAATGTCAGTGATACTGCCGCGATCGTCTTTGAATGCACCAAGTCCAGGCAATCCGTGTTGGCTATAGATGTTGTAAGTTTTCATTGTGAAATAAATCTTGTGTTGGGGTTGATATTTAATATGGCGCGGCGCAGGCCCTCACCAATGTTCCAGCTCAAAATCAAAGCATATGGTTGTCGATGTTGGGCAAACTCTTCGTCTCCAACAACAGGAATTCTGGTCAACGGCGTAAACTTGCCCTGTTTGTGTTCACTGGCATCAGTTATGCAGTGAATCACTGTGTTGTCAAGCCCATGCCACTTCAGCCATGTGTTGGCTTTGGCGGCAGCCCCCACACCAATTACCACTGCATCGGGATCTTGTTCCAGCAAATTATAAAAATTGGCCAACCAGGTGACCTTGGCTTTTTCAAATTTGCGCTGTAGGCCTTGATAAAAATCGGGATCAAATAGTCCCATTTGGGTTTCTTGGCTGATGGCCTGTTGAATTTTGTCAGGCATGCCAGCACCTGTGGCATGTCTGGCGAATACTCTCAAACTGCCGCCGTGATAGTCAACCACATCAAAATCAACTATTTCTAATCCGGCTGCCTGTAGCACACTGCTGGCCATTTTGACAGTGAAATAAGCGGGATGCTCATGATACACCATGTCAGTGAATCTGCCGGACTCAATCATGCTGAGCCAATACGGAACTTCAAACACAAACTCACCAGCAGGAGCCAGCAGTTTTGCCACACTGCGAGCAAATGCCACAGGGTTGTTGGCATGGTTGAACACATTGTTGGCAATCACAGTTTGGGCTGTTCCATGTCGCGATCGTATCAGTTCAGCGGTGCTGTTATCAAACAAGGCATGCACAGTTTCAACACCTCGAGCCTGGCTCAATGCACACATTTCTGCACTGCTGTCCACAGCCACTGCTTGATCAAACTGCGAAACAAGATACCCGTCGTTGCTGCCAATCTCAACCACAAGTCCCGAACGCCCACGATGTTTGATTGTTTGAACATATTCGTCCCAGTGGTCTCTAGCAGTCTTGCTGTTGCTGGAGGTGTAACTGTAACTGTAGAGATTGTAACGGTCTTCGGCTGAACTTAGATAGCCCAACTGTATACTGCCAGTGTCACTGTTCAAGAAAACCTGTAGTGGAAACACTGGTTCACTGAGATGAAGTTGGTCGGCCCTGACAAAAGTGTCAGCATAGGCATGCTGACCAAAATCAAGTATTTTTACAACCGGCTGTTGGGAAACTACACATTTGGTAACCGCATCACTCACAGTTATATTATTTTTTGACAACACCATTCCTGACATCCTCACTTCTTTGATCCGGTTCAACGGATATTATTTGGCCTTGGTCGTCTAGTCTCATCACGAATTGGCTCATTTGTCGATTGACATCTAGTTCGGCCAATTTTTGCCAGGCATAGTTTTTGCCGCTTTTGACACCTTCCCACCAAGAAGTATCCAGGCCCAGTGTTTTCATGTATTCAGCAATGGCGTTGCATCGTTCCACTCGAAGAAATGTATTTTGCGGATAATGAAAGTCAATGGGGTTGGTTGGGTCACCTTCAAATCTCACCTTGGGCTTGAGCGGATCCTTTTCATCCTTGGTGAGTTCGACTTGATTGTGCACAACATCAACGTCAACGACCTGCATGAGATCCAACAGAAAAGCAATCTGACTCAACTCAGCATCAATCATTTGATGTCTGCTGAGCTCTTGTGTGAGCTCATACCATGCTCGAGGAACTATGGGAAAAATACTGTAGGGATGATCGTTGTGAGTGTGAACTTTCAGCAATCGAAATTGGCCGGTGTATTGACCAATAACAGTGTCCCAGCCCTGCGTCTGCATCACAGCATCGTCATTCCACACAAACAGCCAGTCTGACGAAGTTGACTTGGCCAAATGATTGTAATATCTATTGAGTCCAGCATAGCCCATGCTTTTGAACACCTGAGCCTCGTAGACAACTTCGTGCTGATCTAAAAATGGTTGAATAACTTTGGCAAAGTGATCCAGGCCCACCTGATCGTCGTCATCAAAGCCAAACAACAATTGTATGCGTGAAACGTCGTCGGCTAGATTTACAATGCTGGTCACACTAGAAGTCAATGCATCAGTGCGACTGCGGGTGGGCAGCAAAACTGCTATGCTGTATTCGTTGGTCATTGTAAAAATTTTTATATGCGTATATTATTATGCAAATAAATCTTCGTTCCACTCACGGTGGCCTTCACGGAAAGCCATGTTGGCCTGTGTTTCGCGAACTTCTACTCTATAGCACCACAAGCGAGCAGCCTCTCCTGGCCCCCACATTTCGGGAATGTAAACACCGTTGACATATTTGTAAAGCATGTCACTAAGACCTTCACAGCCCAATTTAGGCAGCACCACAATTTTGGCCATGTTACGCTCTTGTAGCAATTGGAACGTGGCCATCTCAGGGTCGTCTTGTGCCACAATAAGTGTGTGGTCAAACTGATCTTCTAATGTCTTCTTTAGTTCTTTGAGTCCACCATAATCAGCCGCCCAGTTGCGAACGTCTAGATCGTTGGTGCCAAAGTAAAATTTCATAGAAAAACTATAACCATGAATGAGATTACAGTGACTATCAGCACGCCATTGGCGATAAGCGCAGGGAAAAGCATCATGATACTCCTTTGTGCTGGTATATTTGTAAGTTACGGGTAGATTTGCCATATTGTCCTCCTATGTACTATAGCATAGGCAGCAGAGTTTGTATAGCGGGATGATGCCGGACAGGCCGCATAGAGAAATATTTAGTTGGGTTTTTGATAGCCTGCAGTTTTGTAATTCTGCTGACCAAAAATAACACCACGAACACCGCCAGTGGGATCGTCACAGTCGCCGTGTTTGCGTGGAATCAAATGCACATGTGGATACATCACTGTTTGTCCAGCTGCTTGACCTTGATTTAGGCCAATGTTGAAACCATCGCAATGATTGTTTGCTACCCAGTCACGACCGGTAGACAAAGCAAGTTCCATGGCTTCTGCAATTGATTGGTCGGTGTTGAATCGAGGCACAAACAGCAAATGACCTTGTGTGACCGGATAAGCATCTCGAAACACTGCCACGTGTAAATTGCCAAGTTCAGGAACGCTGTGGGTCCAAGGTGCCACATTGGCCTCTTGTGCGGCTGTCAACGTTGTGTATAAAATCATTTTTGTTTTTCCTAATGAGTGACGTTAAAGATTAAACTTAAAAGTTGCCTTGGCTTGGTAAGCTTTCTGATCATTGATCACTGCACCAATATTGAACAAATGCTTTCCTACTTTCCAAGTGTAATCCGATCCGACAAACGTCACTGCTTGGTTACGAATTGCAACACTGTGTGTAGTATAATGCATGGTTCCCTGTGTGTCAACGGAAGTTGGCAATTTTACTTTTATATTGCCGCTGAATGCAGTGGGTTGTAGACCACCATACACTGTAAGTCCGTTGCCTTTCCATCCTCCCACAACATAGCCCAACCACATGGGAGAAATTTTTTCAACTAATCCAGGTGTGAGGTCCACCATGGATTGAATTGTGCCCAGTTGCCCAAAAAATCCATTGTTCCAAAATCTCGTGGCATTGAAATCATACATTGTGGTTCGATTTATGCTGCCAAACATACCACCCACACTGATCCACGGATTGCCTTTTTGCAACACTGCCACACCCATGCGATATACCCACGACGAGTTGGTATTTAGATCAAGGGCTTTGTTGGTAAAACTCAATGAATACGACGACTCGTCGCTGCCACTGAGGCTAAATCCATTGACGTTGTAATTTTCCGCACCGGTAAATCTGCTGCTCCAATTTTGAGTAATGTCAGAAGTGTATAGATTAAATTTGATTGGAATGCCCAAGGGCTGCGGCGCCATGCCCTCAAGATTTACAGAAAAATTTCGATTCAACGAATCAACGGCTTGAATGTTGTTCAGCAGTGCAGAATTCATTCCAGGAACACTCAAAGAACCATTGATGGGAATCCTGTGTCCTGTTCGACCGTTCAAAGTAATTGCCAGTGTGCCAATGGGCTTCATCACTGCGTCGAAGTCTATGACCGGAATGCCATCTACCCAGTTTACAACAGATTTGGCCAACGCTGAGTTGGCCTCTGCCGGACTCATCCAGGGCCATGCTTGTTGTAACACTGCCACAGTGGCTGGTGCAGTCACAGTTCCGGTTGAACCGATCAAACTTAGATAAACAGCAATCTGCGGCGCACCGTTGGCATCAGTGGTTTCAACACCGGTCATTAAGTATCGTTTCCCCTCAGGTCCCGATACTATGGCAATGGCCTGATTTTGTATTGCACCAGGAGTCATTGCCTTGGTTTGATTGGCAAAATCGGTAAACACCTGACTGTAACTTTCAACAAACTTGCCTTCTTTGGTGGCCAGCAACACAGATGTAGACGCCTGGCCGGTGTAATCTGTGGCTGAAATCAAAATGTCCATCAGCCCGTCGTTGTTGACGTCAATCAACTGTGGGTTATACGTTGTGGTTTTGTTGGTGTTGTAGTTGACCAGCACTGTATCAGTCACATCGACAAATCTACCACTGCCGTAGTTTTTAAGAAACTGCACTTCGCTATAGCCATGTGCATTACTGCCCTTGGGCATGGTGCTGAACACCACAACATCTGGCACACCGTCGTTGTCAAAATCCATGGTAATGTTACGAACTGCGTGTGGAGCTAGACTGGTCGACGCACGAACTGTGTTCCATTTGGGCAACATAAATCTGTCCGGAGGCAGGTCTGCAATTTTTGTAAGAACCAGTTTGCCATTTTCGATTTTCCAAGAAAATAGCCTGGTGTCATCACCACCACTAGTGCCTTGTGGAGAATCAGTGATTACCATGGTTTTGGTTCCGTTGCCTAAGTAGTCAGCAACACTGATACCCGCACCACCGCCAAAATTATCGCTGCGATACACCGTGAAGTTGCCAGACCTTGATCCAAATGCCACAGCGGGTTTGGTGTTTAAAATATCAGTGACAAAAATGTCAGCAATGCCATCACCGTTGAGATCTGTTACAATACTGTCGTGCGCACCCACATCGCCAAGATTCACATTGACTCGGGTGAAACTGCTGCCGTTGTTGAAAAACACAGGCATGGGCGCGGTGATGTTGGTGTCCGAAAACGTGGCAGCAAACATATCAATCTTGCCATCACCGTTGAAATCGCCAAATCTAATTGTGGTGCCGCCCAGGTAACGAGTGTCTGTGCCCGAAAGCCATCTAGTGGTTTCGTTTGAAAATTTACCTGTGTTGAATCCGTAAATTTGTAAATTGGAATCTTTCCACCCACCTGGTTTGTTTTGACTGTTGAACGCCACCGACGAAACAACAACTTCGTCGCTGTTGTCGTTGTTCAAGTCTCGGGTGAAAATTTCTGTAACAGGTGTTGTATAGGACGAAGTTACAACGGGATTGTAGTGGTTAATGGCTTGGGGCGCATAAAAAGGAACTTCCGAGCGGAGGTATCCACCAGCGGTCCCGCCACCACCACCACACCCAGTTAAAACCAAAGTTGACAGAAAGAGCGCAACAATTTTTTTCATAAAAATAGGTGCAGATAGTTAATCATACACCTATTATAAACGATTTTTAATTTTTAGTCAAATTTATCGTGGTGCAAAGTCCTGTTGCAGTTTGATATTGTCAAAGAATTCTTTCTTCACGCTTTGGTCTGTTTTAAAGGCACCGTGAAGCACTGTGGTCTGGGTGAGACTACTATGAGCCATAATACCACGATTCTCACAACAACCATGGGTAGCTTGTATATAAACGGCCACATCTTGAGATCCGGTTGCGCTCCTGATTTCACTAGCGATATCCATACATAGTTCTTCTTGGAGAGTACCACGTCGTGCACACCACTGGGCAATACGGGTGTACTTGGAAAGACCAATGAGTTTGGGACCAGCAATGATTCCAATATAAGCCACACCCGAGACAGGTTGGTGATGATGGCTACACATGCTCTTAAGCTCCGAACGCACCACAAGCATACCGTCGTATGCTCCTTCCGTGTCGTTCGGGAAAGCCGTTGCATTAGGGCTCTCCTCGTACCTACCAGCCATGATTTCATATACATACATCTTTGCTAAACGTCGGGCTGTGCCTTGTGAGTTCGGATCATTGAATCGATCAATAATCAAACTATCTAGTACCCCTTCAAACTTGCCAGTGAGTTCATCCACTAGCAAGTCTTTCTCTTTGTCAGTGATGTATTCACTGATGTTGTCTCCGGCCCAATAACGTTTGTCTGCGTCCGTAAGGCGTTTGCGAATTACTTGTGATAGATTCAAACTGTTGTCGGTCATTTTAGTCCTTGATGGTGATTGTTCTTAAATCTGGATATACAACTTGTCGTGGTGGCGGGCAGTATTCTTTCAAACCTTCCAGTAAAGCAATTCCTTGCATGGCTTCTTCAGGGGTAGGCTTGTAGTGATAACCAACTTCAAATTCATGCTGTGTTGCCCAGGGTGATATACTTAGATCGCGACCATCATACCGCATGCGAATCAGTCTACGATATGCTGTCTCGTCATCCAACAGTATAGCACCTCCGCGGCCTATGTGTAAAGGCTTGTCATGCCCAAAACTCAAACATTGCATTTGCCCAGTTCTATACATATTGGGTTCCAGTCGGCGAGCACTATCCCAAATTCGGGTACCGTGGAATTGATATTCGCCTGTCCACTCTTCTTCGCGGTAGTAGTATTTGATGCCCAGCTTGTGCATGGTCATGGGGATGCTCAAGTAGCTGTAAGGAGTCATTACCAATTCTTGCACACGATCATACCGCAAACACAGTTCAATGGCATGAGTGCAGCAGTCGGTCATGACTGCATAAGGTGCACCAGTGAACTCAGCCAGCTCTTGTTCAAATTTTAAAATCTTATCGAACATACCAATTCCATGCATGGTTGATAACATCATTTAAATTGTGATTGCGCCAGGCCTGGCCCACTGCTGTATCAAATTTGTCGGGGTTGGCAGTGAGCATGGCAGGATCGCCTGCTCTTGCAGACACAACATCAATTTCTGGCAGCCGTCCCACAACCTCTTGAACACTGTTGATTATTTCACGCACACTGGTGCCTGACCCTTGTGCAAGATTGTAAGCGCCACTCTTGATACTGGAATTCAAGGCCAAGATGTGTGCATGGGCAATATCATCCACGTGCACATAATCTCTAACACAGGTACCATCTGTAGTGGGATACCCGTCGCCGTAGATGGAAAATTTGCTGTTGTCTCGTGTGGCTTCGAGTAATCGAGCAACCACGTGTGTTGCCCCAGGTTCTTGACCGTGCCTGCACTGGGGGTCAGCACCGCAGGCATTGAAATAACGAAATGCCACGTAGTCCAGGCCATATGCTCGATGGTAACTGGCCAAGATTTGTTCTATCATGCGTTTGCTCTCGCCATAGGGAGATATTGGTTCGCAAGGATCAACTTCGTGACAAGGATTCATGATGGGTTCACCGTAAACAGCAGCACTGCTACTAAACACAAACCTCACCCGCGGTAGAGCCAGTCGCACAATGTCCAACAATTTTAATGTCTTTACTACATTGTTGTTGTAGTATTCGGCTGGGTTTTTCATGCTTGGTCCAACCAAACTGGTGCCGGCACAGTGTATGATGGCTGTGGGCTGTACTTCAATCATTTTGGTCAATGCTTCTTTTTCTGCAAAATCGCCTTGCACAAATTTAGTAAATGCTGACGCAATGCCAGAGTGAGCAGGACGCAGGTCAATGCCCATGACCTTTTGTCCAGCATCGGCCAGTTTCAATGCAATTTGTCCACCAATATAACCAGCGGCTCCTGTTACAACAATCATGATACTCCTGCTTTAGTTTTCAATTTTTACAACCGGATATTTTTCGTGAGCAACGTGGTCACGATAGCGATTGCCCGCTCGATTCCACTGCTCACCTTGTCCAAGAATAATGTCAACCACACGATCCACAGTGGCATTGTTCCAGTCGCTAATAAGTCCCATGTTGTGATGTGGTTCTCGCAATAGGTTTTGTAACTTGTGATAAGCATCATCTATGCTCCATGGTACATAAAGACGGTTGGGGTCATTAGCAAAGGTTTCAGGGAAAGAGCGATACGCTGGATACAATACATTGCATCCAAGAGTATCGGCCTCTGATACGGTGTTTGAAACCCAGTCCTGTAGAGCACAATTAAACAACACACGAGTATCGTTGACAAGAGCATAATACTGATCCTTCTTCAAGTTATCATAGATCTTGAGCCGGCCCTCTGCCTCCATACGGCGGGCACGAACAATATACTCTGGGTTATTGGATCTGAGAGGTCCGCCACTGAAAATTGCAAATTCACATGGTTCCTTGGCAAGCTCACCATACATTTCAATAAGGTCCATGAAAAAGCCAGGTTGCTTTTCTTGGTCAAAGCGAGCTGCGAAGCCAACCCTGCGGGCCCGCTGAGCAAAGGGCGTAATTTTTGTCCGTCCTCCAATGCGCTCAAGAACTTCTTCTTTTCCAAATGCAAGACCGGAAATGTTGTAGATCGGAGCAGTCCACCCAGCAATCCGCATGTGAGCGACCATTTCTTCGTTGGTTGCAAGAACTGCGCCACCACTGAACGCCACCACCTCATTGACCATTTGTTCATATAGATTCATCCACTTGCTCATACCCCACACATGCACAAAGTCATCGGGATCAATGGCCTGTGCCAAACAGCGAACATAGATTCGGGGACATTGTTCGCGTGGAATCTGGTTCATGATGTAGCCCAGACTTTCAAAGCCAGGCTGGAACATATCTTCAAAGTAGATCACATCCTCACCGGTGACTTCTCCGTTCTTCATGAGTTGAACCAAGTTCATCATTTGGCTCATGGAGAAGTAACTGCGGCCATGTGCATCCAACACTTGCCCCACACTGATAGCCTGTGTGTTGTCAATGGTGTTGCCAGGCACATAAACAACGTCCAAGCCACGGCGCTCAAACACACGACGATTCCACTCAGTGAGTTGCAGTGTGTATCGGGCTTCGTAACTTTCCAAGCCCATGTAATACAGTTTTCTCATACTCAACCCCTAGAGGTAGCAAATCGACGCAGGTCCTCACTCCACATGTTCTTGGCGTTCTTGCCTTGTGTGAATTTGTTGAACTGTTGCCATGCATAGCTCTTGAAGTTGTAGAGATCTGACTCATTGTAACGATACCCGTAGTCTTGACAGAACTCCAAGAATTTGTCAAGGTCGTTGAAAATCTCAGCAACACGGGGATTGGGTTTGAACGATGGCTTGGCCATTTTATTTCCTTAGATATTAACAGAAAGTGAAGGACGGTGAGTTTCGTATTTGATGAGAGCCCCGTTTTCACCATCTTCGGAGACCTCAATCCAGACCGCACGGTCAGGATAGCGTGATGCAATTTGAATGTACAGATCGTCTGCCATCATTTCGCAAGATTTGTAATCGAGTTGGAGTGTGCCCGACTCGTAGAGTTTTTGGAGCCATCGTTTGAATTGGATGAACTCGATGTCTCGATCGTTGTGTACGACATCGATCCACACCCGGAAGTGGAAGATATGACGGTGAGGGCTACCAAGGAAACTAACATCATACTCATCGCCCGTCGCAAGTTCGGGCGCTGTGGCGGCTGCTGGGTAACAGTGGATTCCTTCTTTTTGGAAGGTAACCCAGATTTTTCGTTCTGCATGTTGCATGATCCTTTCTTTTTGTTCTACCAGTGCTTGTTCTCGTTGTGTGTTCATGATTTTAATGCTTCCAGGGTTATGATTTGACCAATGGCTTGGCCAAGATCTTGATTGTCACCGATTACATGTAGTTCATACACACTGTCTCCGGTGCGTCGATCAGGTCTACGTGTTTCAATCACTGTGCCACCATTGGCACGATACACTTCAAATCTGATGCCAGTGGCGCTGATTCTACAGGTGTCTTCTGATATTGCAATATCTTCTTGACGCTGATGGTCATCGGCCAGGCTCCAGGTGACCAAGCCTCTGATGATTCGCTTAAACATATTGGGTCCTTTTGTTTGATATTTTCTTACTGGTTTGACTGCGGTACCGGTACTGATGGCGGTGCCATAGATTTTGTTCATTCTATGTTGTTTGCTACTGGTTTTAGCACCTATAACTTGTGGATATGTTGCCATCACAGCACCCGATCTTTGGTGTATTCGGACCAGTCGGTGAACTGTGATCTGGTCATCAGGTCATGAATGCTGTGACACCAAACACCAGGGTTGGAATGATCAAAGTCGGTATCATCCAGTTTGAGAGTGGCATTGTAGCCCAGCAAACCAATGTAAGGCAATTTGGCTGAAATCATGGGAATAAAATATCTGTTCTCACACAGGCCAGATTCGGCTAGACCTTCCACACAACTGATGTCTAGATCCAATGTACATTGAATATTTTTTCCCAGAAAGTGAAAAATCATGAGTTCCCACTTGGCCCATTCGCCGCCATCATTGACTTTAAGATTGGGAAAACTGTGATTGGCACCAAAATAAATGTGCTCAATACTGTGATTCTCATCTAGATATTTTTGAATATCAGCAACCGACTGGACTCCCACAACAAACAGAGTTGTTTTACCATGTGCAGGTGTGCGCTCAACTTCGGTGCCAATAAAAAAGTTGGCTGTTTCGTGCCCGTGTCTATTCATTGTGAATCGCTTTTTCCATTTGATCCAATGTGGTAGTGTCTAATATTACACTATCATCGCTGGTGTTGTCAACATCATCTTCTTCAAAACTGAACAGTGCATTGAATTGAGTACGAGCATTCTTGGTTTTCTTGCCTTTGAAACCTCGTGTGCCCACAATCTCCATCCAATACGTATCGTACAATTCTATAATATCTTCGGCAGTTTGTCTATCCGGTGCGGCAAATATGGCTTCCACAATATCTTCAAATCGAGCATAGTCTCCGGTGCTACGACGCATCATGGCCGGATGTTCTCCTGCATCAAAACGTCGATTGGCTTCTTGCACAGCGGTCAGGTGCATGTAAACATTGTGGCCCATTAGCAACGCATAACTGAAACTATCCCACGACGTTTTGCCTTCCTTGCCGTTTTTATTTAGATCGCCAGGCCGGTAGATACAGATATCTTTCATCTGCAACATGTTGCTGATGGGACTGTCTTGCCAACGTGGATAGATGCCGTCTGCAACTACCCCTTGTGCCCAAGGTCTTGTGTCTGTGGCGTATTTTTTGTCATCGGCTGAAGGAGCCATGCGATACGACCACTTTGAGTCGTGTTCAAATACGTTTTCAAAGTAGACCTGTCCGTTTGCTGTTGCAAGGAACGGTGAGGCGCAGTCAAACGAGATTGTGAATTGTGGATTGACATATTTTCTTACGGCCCTTTGGATCACAGTTAATAAAACAGCCCACTCCAGTTTGGAGGTTCCCAAGAAGTGCATCCAGTCATGAACACCTTCTTGAAGTAGATTGTCGTAGCGCAGAGCCACCAGGCGTTTGAGCACCAGGTGCACGTCGCACATGTTCTGGCCGCCCATGGCCCAACCGTCAAAGTGAGTGTTGGGATACTTTACAGGGTCACAGTACTCTTTCATGATCTGGTACCATTCTTCAGCAGATGTGTGATTGTCGCCCTGCAACACATTCAAGAATCGGGCGCCGCCATTGTTCTTGCCCCGGCGGTTGGCCATGAAGTATTCGTTGTTGAACTTGGTGGCTGCCACTGCTTCTTCCAGTGTGGTGATACCGCACGCCTGGCTGGCTTCTCGACTGTGTATGACCCATGTGGGGATATCCAAGATCATGCCATAGTCGGCCACATTGTCCAGCCAATTCAGAACGAGTTGCCGCTTCTTTTGGGCCCGAGCACAACCCGAGTTGGCCTTCCAATCTCCTTCCCAAAGTCCCTTAGCAATCTGAAAGCCGCCCGAGTCTCCCAATATAAAAGTCCCAGGTTCCCGGTTTCGTACCATGTCCTCTGACCAGTCCTGCTTGGCAAGATCAAGGTTGGCATGTCCACCCGAATAAAGCGACCACTTGTAAGGAAACAAGCCTTTGGTAGAGTTGAGCCAATTAAGTTGTTCCATATCCGTGAGGCCCTGCGGAAATCGTGCGGGATCCACATAAGGTTCATTCCTTTGCTTGCCTATGAATGTGGCATAGAAGCCGGAGATAGCCGGAAGAAACACAGCATAGTCCAACTGCTTGGCAGTCAAGTTGTCTCGAACTACGGGCTCGGTCATTACTTGCTTTGTGCAGGAAGGGTGTAGTTATAAACTGCCAGGCCAGAATCCACAGTGATTTCAGCGGCACCATCATCCGAGATGCGTACTTTCTTGTCACCGGTCAAGTCCATGATGCTGACAAATTGCTTGGCGGGCCAGGACCATGCACGTTTGAGTTGGCCGCTTACGCCAGGGTGGAACACAAAGTTGCCCGAGTGCGTGGAGTGATCACCAAAGAAGAATTTGAGATCACCGCCATCGGTCTTGGCTTGGAAGTTGGCTTCTTCTGCGTTGGCGCTCATCTGCCACTTCAGTCTCTGAATGGCAGCATTGGTGGGTTCAAACTCAATGTGCCAAGTCACAGGACGAATCTTGGCAGTTTTGAGTTTTTCTTTTACCACTCCCGACGCCATGAAGCGATAGTTGTTTTTAAAGTCGCCCACTTTGTTTTCAAAGTTGATACCATCGGGTTCACCAGTTGAGCCTTTGGTGATACTGAGTTTGCTGTCTTCACGATACTCTTGCAAGTTCAGCAGTGTTTTGAGTTTGCCTAGATTGGGCATACCAAATGTTCCCACGAAGTCGGCCACAGGGTTGTGAAAGTTGCCGCGAATCACAACACTCAGGTCTTCGGCCAGACCCACAATTTCAGTTTTGCTGGTATCGCCAACAATTTTGATCAAGTCAATGCAGCCAAGATCATAAGTGTGTTCTACTAAATCTAACAGGTAATCTCTCATGTGTTTCTCCTAATGTTAAAGTGTACAGGAATCATGTTGTTTTTGCAACAACTTTGGCCAAAGTCTGGCCGCCTCGTAGACTGGACAAGTCGCCAGGCTTTTTGAATTCAAACCAACTTACGTCTCCTTGACCATCATAGGCTTCACGCAGTTCAAACCCCAGTGCCACAGCATGTGCTTCGATCATTCTGCGCGGTGTGTACATCATCCATGCATGTTCAGCACGTATCACACCGTATGCAAGATCGCAGTTGTTGTAGGTCATGATCACTACACCGCCGGGCCGCAATTTTTCAAAAAACTCATCTAGAAATTTGCATATGATTGGCACGGGTTTGTGATTGAAATAGTTGTAGGCAAATATTGCACCAAATTGATTGTTGGGCAGTTGGTGCAGTATTGGCCCCGGTGCCCAATCATTTATCACGTACTCACGCAGTCTGCGTTGATATGCAGGAGTAAATTTTTCAATGGCTGGTTGCATGAGTTCTGACTTGTGATCAACCACATACAGTGGATCCAACGGAACCATGTCTTCAATATAGTTTTCAAGGCCGGGCCGCAGAATCATGCCCGGCAGTCGCCAGTCAGTGATGTTTCTTAGATGAGTTCTCAAGCGTAGATCATCTTCGCTGTCAATACCCATGCGCCGTGCAAATATAGCATTTGCAGAGTCACGCCAGTGCTCTTCAAGATAGATATGCATGCTTTTCTCAAGATACTCATGTTCTCCAATGGCTATTTGTTGTTTTAAAGTTTGTTTTAAATTTTCTACCTGGTCGGCAAATTTGTCAATTGAGTATGAAATATCACTGTAAGTGCTATCAATCAGTTTTGATATGCCTTCAAATTGATCTGCATGTTCAGCAACGGTGTGACGAATGTGGTTGATTTTACCAACCGCAGTCACACACTCACTTCTAACATCAAGTGAGTCTAACAAATTGAGATAGGCAACTAATTTACTGAGCTTCATTCAAATTCAAACAAACTACTAAATGTATTTTCTGTGTTGGTTGCACTTGCAAGATCCCAATCCAACACACCCAACAAGTTGTCAACTTTGCCATCCACCACAGTTGCCTCCATCTCTCCGTCATCAAACGGCAAAGACGTAAACCAACTTGGCAATCTTTGTTCATCTGTTGGATAACCAATTGAAGTCCAACCTAGAGCATTGCTTCTTAGTTTGCAAACAATAGTTTTCATGCCATCCACAATCTGCATACTATAGTTGTCGCCATTCATCTTGCGCATGTTGTTCCAGTTGATTGCGGCTCGCACATGCCCGGGCATGTTGGCTTTGCCAAGTCTTGCTTCCTCTGCTGAATACTTGGTCAAGTTGTTCACACGCTTGGGGCTACCCTTTTCCCAACCTGGACGTTCTTTGAACTCGTATTTGAATTCACGGATGCGTTCCACAATCTCATCTCGACCTGCACCAGCAAGTAGTTTATTTAGAATTTCCAACAAGAAGTCTTGAATTACCTTGGGGGTATCTGAGCGTTTAAGGTCAAGTCCTGTGGCTTTGGTTTTGCCAATTGAGCCATTGACATCAAGACGCTTGCCTTCGATGTCAATGGCGTTGACAGCATAACGCTTTTTTGTGATAAACAAGCCACGGTCTGCCACAGTTTCACGACCGCATTTGATCAGTTCACCCATGTCTCGGGGGCAGTGGAACGCCTGTTCCATAAAGCCCGGGAAACTCGAGTTGACTTGGTCAGCAAGGCTGTCATACAGTTGAATACAAGTCTCTTTTGACCACGCCATACGTCCTTCTTCAACTTCCTTCTTAAGCGCGGGCCATGCTGAAAAATAACATGAGTCCGTATCTCCATATATGACTGCTTTTCCAACATGATCATACTCGCCCGTGATGAGTTCGTTAAGATAAGCATCCATGTGTTTTGCAATCGAACGACCAGTAAGAGTGGTGGACTGCCCAATACGTTTGTCAAAGAACCTACAGCCAGGATTAAGAATAGCACCGTACAAACTGTTGAGGTTAATCTTTTTAACTAACTGACGCTTGTCCCAGAATGCAATTTCTTTGGCATCTTTGGCTTCCTTCTTCTTGGCCTGCAATTCCTTACGTTCCGAATACCAACGCTCTAGCAAGCCGGGGATGATGCCCTTCTTCTCAAATGTGAGAATAGTGCCGTTGGCAGTCAATATCCACGGCTGGTTACTATCAAAGATAATGTTCCAGATTTCTGCGGCTGAGTGTACACTTTCTTCGCCGTTTTCCCAGTCAATGGTGATCTCAGTGCCGCGTTCTTGATTCATCACAGCAGTGTATTCAAGACAAGCAAACAAACCTTCCCAAGCAGCCGCAAAGCTCTGACCCTTGGCCATGTTGTTTTTGATCAACTGGTTGGTCATCACAGGGCGCAGTTGACCCACAATGGTTTCTGGTCCCATGTTGCAGGCACGAATCGCACTGGGGTATAGGCTGTTGATGTCCACTGACCCAATCCATTCATGCACACCTTTCTTGGGATAGGCCACATAAGCACCTGCGGCCTGTGTGTCTTCATCTGTAAGGCGTTGCTTGCGGTTAGGCACAACCATGCCACGTTCATGTGCTTCGTTGATGATGGCTTGTTCAGTCACTGCCACGGCACCCATGGTGGTCTGTAATAACACAGTGTTGGCATGTGCCAGTTCGTTGGCCAGATCCAAAAAGCGCAACTTCTTGTCTAGTTTACCAATCAGTGCAGTGTCTTGGCGGTTGTATTCAATGAACGTTCGGAAGTGCTGGTTGTACAGTTGATCCAGTGTGCCTTCAAACTGTGTCTTGCGTTCGCCCAGTTCGTATTCACAAATAGCATCCAAGCTGTATGAATGGCGTTCTTCGTATGTGTACTTGCGATACAGTTGCATATAGTCCATATGCACACGACCGATCAAATCATAAGTTTCGTTTTCAGCGCCAAAGCGTTCAAACATGCGCTTCTTGGGCAGTTGCCCCCACAAGCAGAATTTACGTGTGTCATCTTTTGACAGCACACGCACACATCTGTTGACAGTATAAGGAATATCATAGCCCTCTGAGTTCCAACCACTCAGCACATCGGCGTCGTCAATCAAGTCAAGGAATGTCTTGATCATTTCAGCTTCGTCTTCAAACAAAATAGTGTTGTCAAAGTCTTTGACCAACTCATGTGCAGTTTCCCAACTTAGATGTCGGGGCGGTACTGCCAATGTAACAAGTTGATCTAACCAATCAAGGTAAACTGAAATAGCGGTGATAGGATTGAATGGATCCTCAACTGGTGAGAAACCACGCTCTTTGTCAAATGCAACCTCGATGTCGAAAAAAGCTGTGTGTAGTTCAGGGGCGTCAGCACCTTTGTAGTTTTCTTCAAGACATCGGAATATGGGATTGATGTCTGATTCATAAAGTTGCTTGCCGCTGTGAATACGGACTTCCTTGCGGAACTCTTTGTTATTGCGTGTAGAAAATCTTGATACGGGTGTGCCGTAGATGCTGCGAAACTTTCCACGTGGATCATCGTAATAGAAAATGTAATTTGCTGGATACTCTTTGTAGACTCGCACGCCGTCACGGCGTTCCACAGTATGAATGCGATCGTGTTCACGATCAAATAGTGCGTCAATATAACTCATTGTTCTCCGTTTGTGGCCGGCTAGCCTTGATACATGCTCGTGACGTGAGCGACTCGTCTACTGAGTAGATATTTATAGAGTTTTGCCCACAGTTTCAAGAATTGTTTCCAGGGTCTCGTGGTCTTGCTTTTCTTTGCCGAATTCTGCTTTGTGAGCCAGCTTGATGGCTTTCTTGAGAATGGCAGGTTTGACTTCTAACTCTTCGGCCACAGCCTTGATGGTATCGTTGAGGCCACCTTGCAGCGTGTCAATCTCATGCATGACCTGCATGCCTTCGTTGATGATTTGAGTGAGTTTGACCTTTTGGTCACCGTTGAATGTTTTGGTTGACATAGACATCTCCTAAAGTGTTATTATAACACTTATTTTGGAGATGTCAAGGTGTATGTGCTCGTTTTGGACCTCAAGGTAGCGAATCTCTTGGTCCAGGCAGCAGCCGCCCACTCGGTCCTAAGGGCTGAGTTACTTGGCCATTCGCTGGCTGTATTCTCTACGACGTTGAGCACCAACTCGGGTTACATGTTCAATCAGTTGGTTGCGAACTGCAAATGCTGATTCGCTTACTGCACCGTATCGCACAAATGTTTGGTCAATAAACTGTTTGATACGAGCAATGTCTTCTTTGGTTTCTACCATGTTCAACATTTCTGCCACAGGCTGTTTTGCTGCCTGAGCAATACGTTGGGCCAATTTGGCTTGTTCCTCGGGAGTTGGTCCCCCGGCGGTTACTTTGGGTCCTGCGGGCACAGCAGCCTTTACACCTGCGCCACCACCTGCTGGCAATGAGGCAGTGGTTGGGGCAGCAGTTTTCATGCCTGGAATACCAGTCATGGGCTTGACTGTGGTTGTGGTTTTGCCATAGCCGCTGGGTCCTGCAAAACTAGGTGTCTGGGCAGGTGCAGTCTTCTTGGCATACTTTTCCATGCCAGGCAGTTTCATTACATTGGCGCCACTGAATGTTGCTGGGCCAGTTGATTTGGTGGTTGCTGTCTGTGGCGCCGGTTGCGTATCCGGGGCAGCAGCCTGCTCGGGCTCCTTGCCATAAGCCAATAACTCATCCACGGTGTAAGGTTTCTCGGTTTTAGGATTAATACCAGCATAAGCCTGTCGTTGTGCCCCACCAGCAACAGGTGCACGGGGAACTCCAGCCTTTTCTGCACCTGCTGGTTGATCAGCAGTGGTTGGTGTTGCAGAGACTGGCAGGCCCATGGTTGAATACACAGAATTGACCACGCCAATTGGAACGCCTTGTTTGACCAGCCAAGCAGACAATTGATCGCTGTCTGTAGGCTTGCCGCCCTGTTGCCAATTCATCTTGAGTTTTTCTTTTGTGACGTTTCTAGTAAGCTGCCGCCCAGCAGTGCTCAATGCACTGCCCACTGCCTTGGTGCCACGATCTAAGGCATCAAGTCCCCGGCCAAACCAACTCTTTTTTGCAGGGTCTGCGGGTGTGTACGGTGCATCGGGTGCATCAGGACGATAAAGATCAGGCAGTTCTTCACGACCGGGGCCTGTTGGGGTAGTGTTAACAGGTGCAGTAGGTGCCGGAGTAGGTGCCGGAGTAGGTGCTAATGGCACAGTGGTCGCAGACCGGCTACGACTTCTATTGATTGTGTCCTCGGGTGATCCAAACTTTAGTTCTGGTCCCAACGGAGCAGGTGCTGGCGTGGGTGTAGGTGCTGGCCTAGGTGTCGGGGGCGGATTGTATTGAAATGGATCTAATGGTTCTGGTGGAACTTCATCTACTGGCCCAAATGGTTCAGGAGCTGGCCCGGACACAGGTTTATCACCAGCAGCAAGTCGTCGTTCCAATTCTGCTTTGACTTGGCGGGAAACATCATTGTCTTTATCACCATGCATTCCCACCCAGTTTTGTAAATCTTGTGTAGATCTTTTAGCCAGTGTAGCAGAAAGATCAAGTTCTGCTAGGGTTTGAATGTTTTCAAACACTGCATCGATACCGCGCTGTGTTAAGTGTACACTACGACCTTGTGGCTTGCCTACGCTTTCATTTAAAGCCCAAGACAACTTGGTGAGCTTTTGATCAATCATTTGTTCAGCTGGCAAGGTGCGTAGTTTTACACTTTCTTTAATGGCACCAGCCATGGCAGCCTTGGCCTTGAGTGTGGCAATCTGCTGTGCAGACTGAATTGCTCTGGCACTGGGTTCAGCACCGTATTTGGCAATCTCTTGTGCATAGATTTGTTTGTAAACAGGATTGTCAAAAATATTTTGAGCAGTTACACCACCAAGTGTGCCGGCGCCGCCGGTTGTTGCACTACTGACCGCATCAGCTGGAAATTTTGTAAAGTAAGCTGTACCATTGTAAACGTATCCAGTGACTTCTTGTCCGTTGTATGGAATTACAATTTTTTCTGCGCCTACTGGGATCCTTGGTTGGAATTGACCACCTTGTGGGAACACTGCTGCCTTGATAGTTTCTCCGGAAGGCAGTTGCACTGTGCCTGAGTTTGTGACAGGATCAAAAGTCAAGGGACTACTTGCAGGTGCAGCAGCCGCAGCAGAGGCAACATCATCCATTGGAACCAAACGCATTGGTTGACCGTTTGGGCCAATTGGGGTAATGCCTGAATCAAATGGCTTGCCTATTGTACTGCCACCAGCAGCAGAGGCAGCATCACCAGCAGCGGGACCACCCAGCAATTCTGGTCCAGTCACTTTGTCCCCGTACATGCCACCTTGGTAGCCAGACCACACACTGCCTTGTCCAGGTGTGCCACCGGGCGGCAAGTTGAGTTCCATGCCCTTTTGCAATGCTTTGCTGAAATCAATGTTGGGATTGGCGGCTCGAATGGCTTCGGGGGTAGTGCCTTGTGCTTGTGCAATAAAGCCTAGTTGATCTCCATCTACCACAGTATAAGAACCGCCTCCGGTTGGAGCAACACTACCACTTGGGGCAGCGTCAAATTTAGTACCTTGAGGAACAGTGTCTGCAGCAGCAGCGTCGCCGCTAAACATTGAAGCGACTTTTGATGCAGCCCAAGCAGTGGCAGCAGCTCCGCCGGCCTTGAGTGCAATATCTGAGAACTTCTCGCCCTTGATGGCCGAATCCAATCCATACACAAATGCAGCAATTGCAGGAGCACCTGCGCCTCCAGTGGCAAGACCAGTGATGGCAACTATGGCAGCTTTGGCCAGGCCAGCTGTCTTGGGATATTCTTTGGCCAACATGCGATACTTCTTGATCGCTGACATGATTTTGCCTTTTTCGCCGCCAGCAACGTCGGCCAGCGCATCTGTGGCTTTGTCGTAGGCCACGTCAACAAAAGAAATAGGAGTAGAACTTTGGATGCCGCTCCAAACACCTTTCAGTGCATCGGCCACACCACCTGCAAAATCTGTAGCGGTATCTTTACCACGGCCCAGCCAAGTACGGTTAGCACCAGTGGCTTTGTCAGTCATGCCGTTTTCAACATCAGCAAACACTTGCAAGATTTCTTTTTCTGTCATCTTGCGTTCAGCAATATAGCGGCCTACCTTTTTAAAATTACGATAGACAGGATCTTCCATGAGCCAGGCTTCGTCAATGCGACGCTTTTTGTTTTGTTTGCCTTCGGCCATGCCTTGCTTTAACTTTTGTTTGATAGCGTTGATCTGTTGATTAATTCCGTGCTGTTCTTTCCAGAATCTGTGATCATCGCTGTATTCAAAACTAGGATCAAATTCAGCTTCTAGCTTTTTTAGTTTGGATTCAAGGCCAGCACGTTCTTCGTCGCTGAGTGGTATAGGAGCAGGAGCAGGTGCGTTGGCACGATCAGCCGCACGTTGCTTTAGCATGGCATCAGTTCTAGCACGTTCTTCGTCAGGAGTTCCTGCCAGGCGCGGGTTCATGCCTTTGGCTTTTGCCATGGCCATGAATTCATCTGCGAGACCTTCTTGGAGATTTTTTTTGTTATCAAATAATTGGTCTACTATCATGTCAACGTTCTTCTATGTAATCTTGACTGAGATCTTGTTTTTGTCTACGCTTCTGGAACAGGCGTACCGCAATGTCAGCTTCGTCGGGTGTTCGAAAGCGTGATGGCAATGCTTTGTTGTTTCTGCGCAGTTCGTATCCTTGCTTGTCGTCACCCCAGCATTCCAAACAAGAACCATCTTCCATGGCGTAGGTTTTTACAGGCGCTTCGCTCACAGCTGACATTGGTGCAGCAGGTGCAGCCACAGCAGCCGCAATATGATCTTCTATGCCATGTGCCACTTCTGAATCAGCTGGATCACCAATGGGTTGCACATCTTGGTCCCAGGTGGCATTTTCTTCGACTTCGCTTTCGGTTTGCGGATCATCGTCAATGTTTAATTCGGCCTTGGCCTTGCGAACCAAGCGGCGATCGAGACGATTTTCGCGCTCCAATTTCTCAAGATAGTCTGCAAAGTTTGCCTTGACCTTGCCCAGCATGTCTTCTTCAATGCCCTGCATGGCTTCTTCCAAGGCATTCTTTTTGGGTTCAACGGAATCGCCCACTAACTTGCCATCCATGGGATGTTTTTGATAGGGTTTCTTTGACAGTGTGGGTGAGATGTCTCGGGGCTTGAACAATGCAGGTAGCTGTCCTGCTGATCGTTGTTGAGGATTCAAGCCGTGTTTGACTGAAACTGGTGTGGTCTTGCCCTCGATCAAGGCCAGGCGTTCGATTATCTTGTAGATTGGGTCACTCATGCTCGCTCATCTTTCAGGAAACTTCTCAACATCCAGCCATGCTTTTGATGGGCATCGATGCGTTCTGCTATGAAGTTGGCAATGCCCTGCTGATTTTCTTGTTCAGCAGTGGCAAATGTTTCGTTGAGCAATTCAAGAAGTTGATCGTTGTTGGCCAATAATTCTTGAATCATGAGACGAGCACGCGGAATCTTGGTTTGTCCTTTGATAATTGACAGTTCTGCAAAACGTTCAAAACTGCCTGGGCTGTAGTCTCCCATGGCACGAATGTATTCAGCAGTCTGGTCTATACTACCATCGTAGACTTCTTCGTATAGATTACCAAAGAACTCGTGCAATTGTGCAAAGTCTGGTCCTTCTACGTTCCAGTGAAATAGTTGGGCCTTGATACTGAATGCGTATTCAGTTGCCAGGAGAATTTTTAAACTGTCCGCGAGCACGATTTCGATTCCTTTTGTATTCTTTAGGCGTGTTCGGAGTAGGATCCGAACTCGTTACATATTTACCTGTGAGCATGCTTCCGCCTGATCTTGATATCATGCCCATGGGCATGACAACCGGAGCAAATCCGCCGCTGACAGTGCCCGCTGAGCTTTCCATTATTTCATGTATTTTCATCAACGGATTTCCATATTGTTACACAGCCATGTTGATCCACTGAGCCTGATCCTGACTGAATTTTATAGTTGGCGGCGTGCAATTTTACATCACAATCAGTGTCTACAAGTTCATATCTTACTTGATACGTGCCCGGTGCACCCTGTATAACCAGGGCTTCTTCCAAGTACATGTCACTCCAGATCCAGGTGCGTTCTGTAAACAGTTCATCGTTGACATAACATCTATAACGTGGGGGATTGCGAAACCACTCGCAGTCCACATCAACCACAACAGTGACACATTCATTTTGCATATGATATTTAGCAAAATGTATGCCTATATTTTTGTGTTTGATTACTTGGGCACTACACCAATGGGAAAATTTCTACCATAAAATGTCTTGATACTGTGAACACGATTGGAGTTGGGATAAAAAGTAAAATATTTAGAATCAATCATGTTGGTGTGAGCGTTCAACGTACTTTGCCAAGCCTCTAGTGCTGTGGTTTTTTCTCGCATGATCCAGGAATGTTGCGAGCTCCACACAGTTGAATCTGCTTTGTCGGCTTGAAAAATGTTGAGATCCCAGTCTGGGTAAATGATACTTTTTATCAAGTTCTGTCGGTATGCTGTGTATTTTGATTGTGTGTCAAACAAGTGTTTTAATTTGGGATTGGCCAACACATGTTGGTATATCAGGTGTGCTTGTTCGCGCACAATCTCTGGCATGTCGCCGCTCCAATAAAAATACTCAACCACACGATTTTCGGGCACATGAGATGACTTGAAGAAACAGTGATTGTCCCCGACAATCACACAAAAAATATTTTTTTCAATGAACACCTCGGGTTTGTCGCAGCCCAAAATTATAGCAGCACGATCGATTTTTTTGTTGATTTCGCTGAATCTCCGGGCCACATTTTTGTATCGTTTGGTGCTTTGATACGGCCCCATGTGGCTGATGGTAAAGGTATGTTCGGTATCTTCTATGGATAAATCTTCGGTGGTGTCGGTGATGGTTATTTTTATTCGGGGATGGTGCTCCCTAACATAGTTTAACATGGGTTTGATGGCTAGTTCCCATTCGCTGATGTGATTGTACGGTGTGGGATCATTGGACACTGTCCAGTCACTGGTGTGTTTCAACGGCCAGTCACATATGATTTCATCCAGGTGTATGTTGTTGCTGATAAAACTTTTCAGTATGGTGGTGCTGTCAGATCCACCGCTGAAACACAGCATCAGGTAATCATAGCGGTCTCGCAATTGTTGCGCTCGCTGTCGGTACAGAGATCTAATGTCCACCTGCAACGGACGGCGCCAATCAAGAGATCTAAATTGCGCACTATTAAATTCCCACTTAACGTCCTGCTGGGTTTTTGATGCATACATCAAGGCATTGAATTTGAAATTAAAATTCTTGTTTCCTACGATGTAGTATCCGTTTTTCTCCACAAGCGGAACCGTGGCTGAATCATCTTCGAGCTGAATATTAAGTGGAGTCATTGAAAAATTACTTACCGATGACTCTGTTGGTGTTAGTTTTTTATGCTATTTGTACCACGTTGGTAATCACAGAATCTTTGCCGTACTGTGCCATCAGCAGCTGACGAGCCATTGCGGGATTCTTGGCAAATATGGCCACATCCATAGAATTGGTATACAATTCGTTTTTGACTTTGACTCGGGCTTGGTACACATGAAATCCAGGTACCACTGCTTCCTGTAAATTGTACTGCGATCCGCGAGAGTTGTTTTGATATTGTTTCATTTTAGTCGGCTGCTTTGTTGCGATCTTTTTCGGTGATGGGTCCGCCTGTGATCCAGGCCTTGCAACTACGTGAGCCCGCGCACTTGAAATGCAGGAAATTACAGTAACCAAGGTCTGCCAAGTTGATACTGGCATTGGCATCCACTGCGGGCTCATCTCCTCGGATACCGTTGGCAATGCATTCTCTCATGCTGTCACTGACATCAAAAGCTCCGCAGTTGCCGCACTGCATGGTCCGGGCAGTGGCCACGCTGACTTTGAATATTTTTGCGCTTTTCTTCCAGTAGTCTTCGGCACGATCAGGATTGGCAGGTCCGTAGTGATAATCGTCTATGGCCCGTTGACGGTTTTTCAAGTTCACATCTATGTCATGTGTTGCTGTGGGGCAACCTTTTTCGATTGCCTCCAGTAGATTGATATAGTTTCTCATCATGTATTTACTTGAAAACTAAAACCAATTTGATTTGGAGTTAGCCCAACATGTGCAATTTTTAAAAATCCTTTGCTTCTGCACAGACTCAAATATGATATAGGAATTTGATTTTTAAAAGTGCAAAAGTTGAGAATGGCAACGGCGGATATATTAGATGATGGACATGCTTTTGCAGCAAGTCTTGACGATTCATAAGTCCCCCACGGAGTCACATAATGTCCTTTATAGTTAGGATTGTTTTTTCCAGTTTTGGATTCTGAATAATTTTTTCTTGCAATGGCACTACGTGATGGTTGTGTGCAACCTTTCTTTTGTTCGCTTACAAATTTAGATACTTGTATTCTTAAATTTTCATAAAGTTGAGACTTTTTGACTCGATTATATCGACTCGACTTACCTCTTCCTGTTAGATAAAACACAGATGATATCATCTTCCTTTTATCCATTCCTGCGGTCATTTTAGTAAGCAAGATATGACAAATAAAATGTTCACGTGCAGTCAATGCAACAAGATTTACTTTTGCGTCGGTGCCGCCCAGGCTACGAGGAATAATGTGATGCTTTTCTGTATAACAAGAAATTGATCTTGTTTTTGCTCTGTCTATTATTTTGTAATATACTCGAGTATATTTGTTATCTATAAATATCATTGCTGATGCCCTCCACGGCGTTAGGGTAGTTGGGAACGCCAATTCCGCGAACTACACTTTTATTTATTCTTTTTTGCTTTCCCGCGACGCATGTTCAACTGCCACTGAGCCATTCTTCTTCGTTCTCCGGTGCTTGACTTAGCAATTTTGGATAGCTGTGCGAGAGTTGGTTTTTTTGGAATACCAACTCTTCTGCTCAATCCTTTGCGTCCGGGATTCTTGCCGTCCGCAAAGTTTTCATTGAGTCTAGTCAACGCTTGTTGCAATCCTGGATGTAAAGGTTCGGGCCAATCTCCGGCTTCTACCCAACATGAGTCCTGACTTTCAGAGTTTAGTCGGGGTTCAAATTCATGTGGCACATGTCCAATATAAGTGGCATAGCGTTGATTCATCATCAAGGGCTCCAGCTTCAACGGTCCGGTGTATCCACCTTCTTCTGCCAGCTCTCTGCGCACTGTTTGTTCTAGTGTTTCGCCAGGCTCGCGTCCACCGCCCCAGGTTGACCATACACCGGGATCACCGACGTCTTCACTGCGTTGCTGTAAGCACCAACGGCCGGTATCTGCTGCTCGAAGGATGCAGCCTGCTGCTCGAGGTTCAGTGAATTCTCGGGCTCTCATGCTTGACCTCGTATGCGATCAAAAAAGCTGGGCCCTGGCCTACCTCGTACTTTGCCATGTCTGCGATGTTGTTCGGCGTAGTTGTAATATTTGCCCACAACATCAAAACCGTAAGTAAAAAATATTGCCGCTGGCGGTCGAGTCATTCTTATAATACCCACACGCTGTTTGCCAGCAGGTGCTGCCACAGCTTGACGATCGCCGTCTTTTACTGTTTGCAGCCAAGCATTGGGTTTGAGTTTGACCAACCAAGCATATGGTTTGTCTGTGGCATAGGCCCCATGAATTTCTTTGAGATAATATGCGGCAGGATAAAACCACAAGCTACGGCGTCCAGTGTTTTGTCCCAGAGCATCGAAGTCAAAGTTGGGATCATCAACATCAGGAGTTTTCTTGAACGTTTGTTTATTGCTGAAGCCCAACTTGTCTGTGTCAGTGAATCGCACAAAGTAATCGTCCACACTGCCGCCGTGTCGGCGAACATCAGCAATGATCTGATCACGCACTGGCGGAACTCGGGCTTCTACAATGAACTCTTGTGCTCTCATGTTATCGTCTCATCATCTCATGATTGGGAGTACTTCTACTTGGGTTCCGTATGTATAACCTTGTTGCGCCAGCCAGCGAGTTGCAACACGATTTGCATCACCTTGACTGTTGCCCACACCACCAAATCGATACAGCTCGCGACCATTGTTGTCGACCACTTGCCACTCGCCTGTGAACCTGCCGCTGGCAGCAAGACCTTGATCTATTAGACTGCCAGGATCTGAACTTTGCTGTGTGCTCGGAGTCTGCGTAGCCAGTGGAATATCAAGTTCAACGTCAGTGACTCCCGGTATAGGCACAGATTGATATTGAGCTGCTCGTTGACGTTGTAGGTCTAGAGTGGATCCAGGAACAGGTGGTTGTCCTAATCGTTGGCCGGGATCATATCTCAGTTGCCATTCTCCAGGATTCTCACGGCTCCATTGCAGCAACACTGTGTCGGCATCGCCGGCATCTGCTGCCATGAAACGATAGGCGATTGGATCGTCCACAGAGGCACGGTTTCTCACTATAACATAGGAGCCATCAGGATTGCTGGGACGACCGTTCACAGTCGGTCCTGCACTTTTCGGTGCGGATCCTTGATATGGGCGAAGCGGTTTTGCTCGTAGAGATTGCGCAGCCTGACTCATTGGATGAATTCCCCACTCTCGTACCGCAGCAGCAATGGCTTCTTGCGCATTGCTGGCCACAACTTCTATGCTGCGAGTGTTTTCCCATTCCACATTCCACCACATGGCACCAGTTTGTTTGCCCTTGGCCACACTGCGTTGCAACTGTGCTTGGCGCACAAAACTCTTCAAGGCCTGCTGAGGCAAATCACCAACTGCATATTTTGTAAAGTATTGTATTGTGTCTGTATCTGCTGAATCTTTTGACAACAACTTGTACAGCTTTTTTTGATATTCTTCTCGATATGCTTCAGGATCCAGGGCCGCGCTCATGGCCACTGTAAATCTCAACAATGTGTTTTCAATTTGATCAAAGTTTTCGTTGAGCCAATCACCACCTGGTGAGCGAAATTCTATCCAGCCCTCTTTGGTGTTGATACTGGTGTATTTTCCTGTTTCACCTGAATGTATGGCCTTGGATGCCAAGTCCTCCATGTGTCCGCGCATTTTGTTCAGCAGCGATTGTGCAGCATTAGGATCCTGTTTTACTCTGTCTTTGACAATTTTCAAAGCAGATTCACAATAGGAGTTGCTGGATCTGCCAAATGTGTCCAGTACATATTGATCGCCCATGAGCAAGGCCAGTTTAACAAAGTCTAATCGGTCCTGAGAATATCCCGGCACCGAAATGTTGATGTGTAAACCTGTGCTGCTATTGGTGTAACAACCACGACTCGTGGCCCAGGCCTTGACTTTGTTAAGATCACTCAGCATTTGATCAATGGGCAAGGGCGGAGATACAAATTCTAGACCGGCATCGTTGTGGTCGTCGGCTTCAATACTGCCATCAGGCTCTACCACATAGTGTCCGGCTTCTCTGCGACCTTGACTATAGCTAGAGCTGGTATTGACAGGACGACCGATGGCCGCTTCAAAATCGTCACCAACGCTGTCTATAGCAGTATTGGTTTCTGGATATACCCAGTGCGGCCAGTTAACATCATAGTTACGGAGAACATCACGCATGGTTTCAATACCTTCTGACTCCAACCACTCTGATTCCAGGGCCGCATTTTCATTAAATTCTTCGCTCCATTCTTCATAGGCAGCATCCATGTCGCTGCTGCCCACACCGTCAAGGGCTGCGTCGTGTTTTTCTTGAACCAATTCTTCAATCTTGGATCTGAGTTCTTCATCGTTGACGCCAAACTCAGGAGCACTGTCTAGAATTTGTTGTTCGGCTTCTTGGCGCCATTCATCTTCGTAGGTTCGCCAAAGCCAGTCACGAACATAATCATCAACGTCTTCTTTCCACTGTTGCTCTCTCCGCTCTTCCAACCACTCATAATATTGATTGGTCATTTCTTCCCGCAAGTCGGCAATCTCTCTACCACCGTTGTATTCGCCGTCATCAAAGAATCGAACTGCATCTTCAATGTCACCTACTGATTCGTTGTAATTCCAATCGGGCTCTGGGTCGACGCTGCCTACGCCATCGCCATTATCAATATCTACGTTGGGCACAACCATTTCAAATTCCATGCCCGCACGTGCACCGGTTTTTGCAGCTTCTTGACGCAGATTGCTGGGACTCATTCGAATCTCGCCCAGCACTTCATCTTCTAATAGTTCAAACTCTCTACGCAGGCTTTCCACCAGATCATCTTCTTCGTCTACATTGTACGTGGGATCTGTCTTGATCTTACGCATGCCTGCAGGTTGCTGGGGATCCTTGGGGTCAATGTCTGTGACGTCAAGTCCTGTGGCTTTGAGATCTTTGATAAATTTGTGTTCGGTTTCTTCGTCGCCGAAGCTTATGATAGCACTGGGCGGTCCCTTGCCAAAATCATGTTTGCCCAGGCCTTTCATGTTGCTGATATGCTGTCCCAACTTATACCAATCATACACATCACTCACATCCACTCGCACAGTGCCTGCAGGCATGGTAGGCGGAGTCTCAGGACCCAGGGGCTGATTCAGTTCGCGATACTGGCCGGGACCTTGGCTGGGCTGTGGCATACGACCTTCGCGTAGGTTCACAGTTTTCATAAGCAACGCAGGTTTACCTTGACTGTCGGTGTCCAAGGCCAGCTTGTTGGCTTCCCGGCCAACTTGACCTGGTTTGATGTCCACAGTCAGAGCCATTGAGTAACGTGGATCGCGAGCTTGTTTTTTGTTCTTGGGAATGTAGCCACTTGCACTTTCCTCTAGCGACACATCTCGAAACATTTCAGGGTGTTTGTCCGCCCAGTGACGCATGATTCTGCCGGCCATGGCATTGGCTTCATCTTCCCAGGGACTGCCTGTACCACCTGCATCGTCCGGCAAAGTTTGCAGTTCGTTTTGTCGGCAATGAGTGAGCTCATGTGCCATGGTTCTCAGGATGTCCAACACATGACGTCCGCTGGTGGCTAGATGCAATAAGTTGTTATCTGGATCAAATTGACCAAAGCTGCCGGTGCTTTCGCTCCAGTCTGTGTTGTGATGCAACACCATTTCGGGAGCGTTTTCAATATCTAAAAAGTCTATGCAATTGTCGAAAAATCTTGATAGAACAATGTCAATGTCATTTTCAGTGAGGAACATGGCAGTGGTGGGATTCACACCATCTGGTGATTCATCAACAGGTTCTTCCAGGATGCTCTTGGTACTGGGGTTGACACCATCTGGTGATTCTGAAAAGCGACTTTCGCCGCCACCACCGTCACCGCCGACCTCGCCGCTGTCACTGAAGCTGAAGCCGGGAGCCCAATAACCACCAAAGCCATATTTGACTTTTTTCTTTTTGTTTTTCTTTTTAGCTTCAGCCATGCTCAAGTCTCGATCTCGAGCAGCAGTCACGGCGTCTTTCAGCAACTTGATGCAACCACTGTTTCTCAACAGTTTGAAAGCAATGTTTTCGCAACCAAACTCACCGTGTTGAGCCAGGCCAGCTTGACGCATCTGTTTGATCTTTTGCCACAGTGCGTTGATAACAGTCTCGTCGCCTTGCTTGACTGCATCATGAATTCGTGCGTCAAGGTCAGCCACTTTGTCACGCACACAGGCATCATCTATCTTGGCACGTCTGCGACGAGGAACTGAGATCCACTTGCGGTCTTTTACGGAATAGATGCCTTGACTGTGATGCGGTTGATCAGCGGGTTGCACATACAACTCAACGTCAGCACCACCAATGGTTATGTTGTGCTCGTTGTTGTACTGATATTTCTTGGCCGTGAACAGTTCTTGATACACCGGATCCGACGGCATTTGCACCACAAGGTGCAAATCAATGTCAGAATTGGGAGTGTAACTGTAGGCTGCGTTTGAGCCTGAAAGTGTGATGTCTTGGATGTCAAGATTTTCTACACCCAAAAATTCTTGGAAATCAGCAGCGATGGCCAAGAGTTTTTCACGCACTTGCGGCAACAAGTGTTCGTCACGACCCCAGAGCTTGGGGTTGAGACGATTGTGAAATTTTACCGCATCGGCAAGATTATAAGAGTCCAGTTCTAGAATGTTCATTGAACTCTTATTTATTGTTAATCGCCGTTGGCTGCTTTCTTGGGTTTCTTCCGGCTGGCAGCAATCACCTTGCTCTCAGGTTCGGCCACTGGTTCAGGAGCTGCAGGTGCAGGTGCAGGTTCAAATACTGCTTTGAGATCACGGTACACTTGTTCTTGTGCATTGCCGTCAAATGTGTAGGTGCCAGTATGGCGCAACAACACACGTTTATCCACCCAGACTTGACCGCCTAGATCACGCCAGTTTTCACAGAATGTCCAGTCTTCACTGTAGTAGCGGCCTTCGCGCACAGCAGTGTCAAAGTAGGTTTTCATGTACTGGTCAAGTTCACGTGGCAAACCAATGTCATTGGCAAAAGTACGCACAGCAGGGTGAGCATTCAACTTGTCAAATACATCACGCTTGATCAACAAGAATCCTGTGCCAGTTTTTGATACTTCAATCAAGGGCGAATTAGGATCTTCCACCACACCAGGAATGCCGTTCACACACCATTTCACTGGCAGACTCTTCATGGGGTACAAACCGCCTATGACGTCTTTTTGTGCATCCAACATCACCAGTAAATGCCAGGGCTCCCAGCCAATGTCTGCGTCAATAAACATCAAGTGTGTGCTGTCTTTGTTGTGCAAGAACTTGGCAGTAAGCGTGTTTCTAGCACGACTAATCAAGCTCTCGTTGGTCATGGTTTCTACAGTCCAATCCAGGCCCAGTTGTCTAGCAGTATTGCTCCACTTGATGTAACTCATGAATGTTGATTCAGTGAGTTGTCCACCGTAACATGGCATACAGATGTGAACTCGAGTGGTTCTCAAATAGTCAATGTTGACTTGAATGTTTTGTTGATTTGTTTGCGCAGGATTGGTGGGCGCAGTTGTTGTGGGTTGGGCGTCAGCCATGTTTACTCCATAAAAGTTGTGTATTATTTACAGAGTATAACACCCCAGCTGAATTTTTTCTAGTTATTTCCGGCCAATAACCATGAAACGACTGTATTCAGTTTCGGGATCTTCTAGATCTAGACTGCCTGAATACAGCACTTGACTCAAGGGAAATTGTTGTTCGATGTCTTGGGCACCGCGAAATTTGGCACCAGGGTCTTGGTCTCGGGCCTGCAAGGCCACCAAGGTTCCCGGAGGAATATTATCAAACCATGCACGACCTGGCATGTCTGTAAGACTGGTGTTGACCACAGCGCCCTTGCGATCCAGCTGTCTGTAGTCTATGTCATTGGCATCTTTCAGCATGAATTCAACGCGGGGTACTCCGTGCCGGCGCAGCATTTTTTCACTGGTTCGGACAAATTCTGGGTCAGTTTCCACGTTGATGATTTGATCTACTTGTAGATATCCTGACTTGTCAATCAGCATGGCGAGATTGCCATACCATGCACCCAGCACATACATCACAGTGATATGCGGTTGTATTTTTGCCAGTTCACTGATCAGCCACAACTTACTGAACACCAGGTCGGGTGTGTAACTGCCTTCAAGACTGTAGCCCGAACTTTCGGTCAAGTCTGCGATTTTCATTTCTTTTTGCGTCCAGCGCAGTGAGCACGTTGACTGAAGCCTTGAGGGCGGGCACAGTTGATTGACTTTTTGTACTTCTGGCTCCACTTTTCTTCAACGTAGTCTTCGTCAATGGGCTGATTTTCACGCTGTTGATATCCAGCCCACATACCGCCCACAGCCGGTGTGCCGGCCATTTGTCCCGACTCTTCATCCATGGGCTCACGATGCAGTCTTTGCTGTAGCTGACGAAACTGCGGAGTCAATTCTGGTCGCTGGCTTTCCAAGGTGGCTGCCCAGCCTTGATTTTCATCCACTGTGCTGCCAATCGCTGTGTCCAACATCTTGACCACCGTGGTAGCCAACTTAGGATTCTTTTGTGTGGCAGGATACAGGCTCATCACAAGAGCAGTCTTGCGCTTTTCATTCAATTGCGGCCAAGCAGTGCGAATCTCTGTGGCCGATGTCATACCAGGGCCAAACTCCACTGTGGGCAAGTAGGCCATGTAGGCGTGCCGATTAAATGATTCCAATCGATTGGCTCCCTCCAAGGGTTGCAAGTATGCTGGCTCACCATTCTTTTTGACTCCACCGGCCTGTGGTGGTTTGTCAGCGTCTTTTTCTGAACGCACAAAAATCAGTCGATCCGATTCGGGGTCAAAACTCTTGGTGATTTCTTCGGCTCTAAATGGTGACTTGACCTGTACAAAGTGTCCGGGTTCAACGCCGGCCAGTTGAGCCAGCTTTTCTTTTACAGCAAAGGGAAATGGTCTTGAACTGGTGTCATTTGTGGCTGCCACAAATACTTCAGCGTCGGGAAATGCTCGTTGAATGCTGTGATAAAGCGCCGCGTGTCCTGCGTGAAACGGGTGAAAGCCCCCGGGCATGATGACTACTGTACTCATAATGAGTATTTAGCGTCACATGTTTTCTAGGAACCAAAGGTATATGGGAGTGGTAAACTTGAATTTTACAGCACCGTTGCAGCCCATGAATCCGTAAAATTTATGATCTGCTGATGACTGTGAGCCGTTGAAATCATGAGTGTACGTGGCCAGCTGCTGAAATAGATGGTTGATATCTATTTCATCCATGTTCAAGTTTGTCACACTCAACATGGCGTCCGACAGTATTTCACCAGCTTCGTTGATTTTGGTATGTTCGGGTAATTTTCCAAACATTTCAAATGCCAATTCGTGTTCGCCATCATCGTCTGAAAAATCATGCTGTATCTCTGTTTCACTGCTTACGTGAGCATTTTCGTATATCACTGCGCCGTTGAAATGAATACGCAATCCCAAGGGCACAGCAAAGTCAGTGGATCCCACAGTGAGTTTTAGCGTAATTTTTTCGGAGGTTGACATTCTTGATTCCTCAGTACGTAATAGTTACTTGATTGATGGTACCACCTGAAAAACCCTCCACTCTCACTCGCATCCAAGTAAAGTTTCCAGTCACTGTTTCGGGGTGATAATCCGTGAGTGGGGTAGTGGAGCCATCGCCGTACACAAAAGTGGTGAACCAAGTGGCCGAATCTGCGTCAGAATCCAAGGTGGCTTCCAGGGTCATGACACCTTCAAAGCCCGTGACCGAAAACAACACAGTCTGAACTCCGCCTTGACCACGATAGTAATTTGATGCCAGGCGGGCATCACTTATCCAATCTTGACTTGACCCGTCGTAGTTGCCCGAAGGTGTTCCGTACACAGTGGTATCAAGAATGGTGTACGTTGTGGTCATTATGCTCGTTCCGCTTCCACAACCACGCCAGCCCCGGCTAGTTCTTCGGCCACTGATTGCAGTGCAGCCACAATATCAGATGTGGCAATCTCGCCGCCCTGATCGCTGTCTTTGACCAATTTTGATAGTTTGATCACAACTATTTCTTCGTGAATTTTTGCCATAGTCAATTATTTAGCACGGCCCACTATTGGCAGGGTCTTTCTTACTACCCCGGGCACAACCATGCTGATCAATAGATCTGCGTTGGGCTCGTTGTGATCTACAAAGTTGTTAGAACCCAAATAAATGCGCTTGCTGTTTACAAATCTTTCAAACCCCGGACTCAATCTGAATTGATCAGATCTTGTAGAAAAGTATTTGCGCAGTGATTCGATTTCATCTTGACTGATCCAGCGTTCTCGAAAGTAGGTTCTGAAACAGTGTTGAGGATCAACCAACGTGACAGCATTGGGCATGAGAGTCAGTGAAGCTTGATCAATTTTTTTGATTTTTCCAGTGGGCATGGACTCTAGATCTTGAAAATCTTCCGGGTGATTGGTATACAACCACATGCAGTGCCCCGAAACTGTTTTCTTAAATGGTCGGGTGCGAGACTGTAAAAAGTCACATACCCGGTGCAAAATGTCCTGTGTTGTCTGATCAATGTGTGAAGGGGCCGCCAGGTGGCGGCTATGCCAACTGTTTCTATAACGTATGGCTGTGTTGATTTTTGCATGATCTAATTCACGCAAAAAACTAGCATGCGGCAAATCAAACTGAACTGCATACTGCCACTGGCCAAAGTACAATTCACTGCGGGCCACCTCACGGATCTTGGAATCAAACATCCGCTACCTTTATGATACCATTCTCTGAGACACCAATGTTGGATCTAGGAACCACATCAAATTCAACTTGGTCATCCAGCATGTTCACTGTGATGTCACAATCAGTGAGTCGATCAAACAAGATCTTCTTTGACAGCGGCACACGAATCAGCTGGTCGATTTTGCGCGACAGCGGTCTTGCACCCATTTTGGGATCGTAGCCTCGGTCGGCCAGCATGTCCACAACTGCTTCACTCAAGTTGAGTCGAATGCCTTTGGCACTCAAGCTGGTCTTGAGTTCGTCCACGAATTTAACAACAACTTTCTTGATGGCCAAAGTATCCAACTTGTTGAACTTGACAATTTGATCAATACGATTGCGCAGTTCAGGTTTGAAGAACTCCTTGACTGCTTTGTCATCTTCGCCGGTCTTTTCAAAGTTGCCAAAGCCAATGTTGTTGGCTTCACTGTCTCGTGCACCTAGATTTGACGTCATAATGATGATGCAGTTTTTGCAGTTGGCTTTTTTGCCATTGCTGCTGGTGATAACACCTTCGTCCAACATCTGCAGCAGGATATTGGTGACATCGGGGTGTGCTTTTTCAATCTCATCAAACAAGATAACACTGAACGGATTTTTAGTAAGATCAGAGATCAGTTTGCCACCGCCTACGTTGCCATCCTCAAAGCCCACATAGCCCGGAGGAGCACCAATCAAACTACTCACTGAATGACGCTCTTGATATTCACTCATGTCATATTTGAGCAGCTTCATATCCAAGTTGTCACTCAGCAGTCGTGCCAGTTCAGTTTTACCTGTACCGGTTGGACCCAAGAACAAGAAGCTGGCCATGGGCCGTTTGTCATTGGCAATGCCGGCAAAGTTGATGTACACCCGCTCCAGCACACTATCCACTGCTGAGTCTTGTCCGTACAACTTCTGCTTGATGTTGCCTTCCAGCTCCATGATCTTGGCACTACGCTCGTTTTGCAGTTTGTCTGTGGGCACGCCTGTCACACGAGTCAGCTGTTCTTCGATCATGCTTTTGGTAACTGTTACCAAGCCAGCATCTTTCACACGCTCACGAGCACAGGCTGCATCAATCAAGTCAATGCTTTTGTCAGGATTCTTTTTATCGTGGATATAGCGATTTGCAAGTTCCACGGCACTGGTGATCGCCTCGGTTTCAATGAGTACATTATGAAACTGTTCGAGCCTAGGTGATAGGCCAATGAGGATTTGTTCAGTGGTCGACGCATCCGGTTCATCAATCGCCAAGCGATAGAAACGCCGCATGAGTGCGCGATCTTTCTCAAAACTTTCATAGAATTCTTCCCAGGTGGTGCTGGCCACAACTTTAAGACTGCCCTTGGTGATAGCTGGTTTCAACATGTTGGCAAAGTCCAGGCTGCTGTTGCTGCCTGCACCAGCACCCTTCATGGTGTGTGCTTCGTCCACAAACAAGATACAGTTCCGCTTGGCTTCCAGTGCAGCAATCACTGCCTTGAACTTTTCTTCAAATTCGCCGCGGTACTTGCTTCCTGCCAACAGCGAGCCAATTTCCAAGCTCCATACTTCGTGTCCCTTTAAGAATTCGGGCACACGGTCAGCGGCAATCTCCTGCGCCAAGCCGTCAATGATGGCAGTTTTGCCTACACCAGGATCGCCTACCATGAGCACGTTGGCCTTGAAACGTCGAGCCAGCACAGTGATCATTTCTTCCAGTTCTTTGCTGCGACCAATTAGCGGCTCCAGTTGATTTTTGTTGGCTCGGGCAGTGAGATTTTCACAGTATTCATTCAAGATGTCGTCGGCTTGATCGGTGCTCATACCAGTGTCGGCAGCCGAAGTTTTGTAGGCCTTTTGCCAGTGATCCACAAACTCCTGTTTCTTCACACCGTATTTCAGCAAGAAGTAGTGTGCATGGCTGTTGGTTTCGGCCATGATTGACAGATACATGTCTATGGTTGTGACCAGTCTGCGGCCGGTAAACATCACCTGCACATGCACACGATTGAAAATGCGCTCCAAGGCCACAGTGCGTCGTGGTTGGGCGTCGGTGCTGTTGGTCACAAGATGTACTTGACTCAACAAATACTGCTGGATCTCGTTTTCCATTTGGTCAACTTCTACACCAAAAGCATCCAGGCATTTTCTAAATGCTGGATAACGGATCATGCTCAACAGCAGGTGTTCAGTGGTGACATACTCGTGTTTGAGATTTTGGGCCAGTTTGACTGCGTTGTCAACAATGTGTTTGATTTCGGGATTTTCTTGCATAGAATTTGATCTAGGTTCCTATGGTTTATTATATTACTTACTGCTTTGATAAGCAAGCATTCTGACACTATTATCGGTGTTGTTGAATGGCCTCGGCCAATTCTGGCGAGATTGACTCTGGTAACTGCGCTTGTAGTCGTACAAAAAGATCTCCTTGGTTGCTGTGCCGATCCTGAATCCCACGCCCGCGCAGACGCAGGGTTGTGCCGTTGGCAGTGAGTGGCGGAATTGTGACCACTAACCGGTGGCCGTCAATGTTGACAACTTCGGTTTCGCCGCCTAGAATCATGTCCCAAACACTGGCACGGTGTTCTGTGGTGAGATTCAATTCATCTCTGCGAAACTGTGGGTGTGGTTGCACTCTGAATTCAATCACAAGATCTTGACCACCGGGCGCAATGCCTTGATACTGCACCATGTCGCCGTCGTTGATGCCCCGGGGAATATCTATTTCTATGGTACTTTGGCCTTGCATGCTGCCCAGGGCCACTTGCCTGCGGCCGCCGGTGACCACATCTCGCAGTGTGATCCACAAGCTCATTCTCATGTGATTGCGTCGGGGATGTTGGCCAGCAAAACCTCCCATGTGCTGCCCAAACATTTGATTGAGTATGTCGTTCATGTTGAACTGTGCACCAAAACCATTGGGAACGCCTTGAAACTGTGGTTGTGGATTGTCGTAGGCCCTGCGCTTGGCTTCATTGCCCAGCACATCATAGGCTGCTTGTATCTGCTGAAATCTAGCGGTGTCGCCACCTTTGTCGGGATGATGTTGACTGGCCAACTTTCTAAAAGCTCGCTTGATGTCATCTGCTGTAGCTGTTTTTGCAACACCCAAGGTGGCGTAGTGATCGGTCATAGAAAAGGCCCTGTGTGTTTAATTATACAGGGCCTGTGTGGATGAGTTAAAACTTATTTCTTTTTGGGATCGGGTACTTTTTCAGCGTCTTCTAGTTTCTTGTGTGCTTTGACTTCTTTGCAATTTTGTTTGGTTTTACCATCTTTTTCTTTTACAGGTTTGCCTTCTTTGTCTTTGACATCAACACAGACCTTTCGGGTTTCACCGTTGGCTAGAACGGGCAGAGCACTCAAGGTCGCTGTCAGGGCCAGCGCCAATACTGTTACAAACTTTTTCATGATTTTTCCTTTTCTGTTTTGGTTGATCTGTTGGGCACAAACTTTTCCACAGCAGTGGCACCAATGCCCACCATGGCCAAGTATATCATTGAGTCAAACATGAATGGTTCTACTCGGTAGTTCCAAAACAAGTTTGTCACAAACGCAACGCCACACAGTATGAAAGCAGCAAACGCAATCACACGTTTGCTGCTCACTGTGTCATCGTGCGAATCTTTCAGCATGCTGCGCAGCATTTATCTCTCCGGCCAGGCAGTAATGGGCGGTGGTGCAGCCTTGCCACCCCAACCAGTGGTGACTTCGGTTGGCGCAGCAGGAACCGGAGTGGTGCCCCAACTTGGTGAGGGGTTGAATCCGGCACCGGGTACGCCACCAAAACCTCTTGACATGTCAACACTGGCACCAAATCCGCTGGTGGTAACTGTGGTAGTGGAGGTGTTAGAAGCAGCAGCGCTCTTGGCAGCTGAATCAGCATTGGCTGCTGCTTGTTTTTGTGCAGCCAGCATGGCTTCTTGATCTTCCTTTTTGTTGCCGGCCAACATGATACCACTCAAGGTACCTGTTAGGAATGTGGCGATGGGAATGATCAATTCAAAGAACTTCTGATCAATGGGGCTCATGGCGTTGAGTGGTTGAGTAACAAATATGATACTGTACAGCACCACAAACACAATGCCTGTGAGTGTGAGAGCTAGACAAATTCCAATAAAGAATTTCAGTCGAGCCATCAGCTGCTCTTCGCTATAGATAAATGGTTGTTCTTTATTTTGCACAGTTGGCTCCTTGTGGTGCAGGGGTACAGGCCGGTGCCGGCCGAGAAATGTTAATAGTCGGGGGAGGCGCATTGTCGGGTCCTAGTCTAGGGTCTCGTTGACCCTTGAAAATGTGTTCGGGGCAGGTGCGTGTGACATCACACTGCGGTAGTTTGCAAAAATCCTTGTCCCAATTGTTGGGATCTTGACAGGGATAACGGAATCTGTCGCCGCCAAATATGGCCAGGCACAAGGGCGCAGCAATCAATACCAGCAACATTAAAAATAATTTTCTATCACTCATGGGGGATCCTATCAGATATTTATTACAACCGTAGTTTGCCTGCAGTCAACGCACAATTGTTATTGCCATGTACTATGTTCTCTAAATGTTCAAGCTATACCAAATCTAGATTTAAAATAGTTGTAGTTTTGAGTGATCTCACTGTCACTCAGCACGCGATTGTAGATCATGGATACTGCCATTCGCCCGCCCAAAAAGTTACCAGCCTGATATGCACCAACTTGACACACTGCTGGTGTGGGTGTGAATGTAGCGGTGTTGGAGTTGGTCACAGGAGTATTCTGATTTAGATACAGTCTCCAACCTGTTGAAGTGTTGAAACTCACTGCTCCGTATACCCATTGATTCAGCGGTGTTGTCACAGGACTCACCACAGTTGACCAGGCACTGTTGTGTCCGGCATGTAGAAATTGAGTGTTATTGCCCCAAAAGGCATGATCAGTGCTGGTGACTCCGCCACTGATGAGGTTCAAAAAGTTTCCGGTCACATAGAACACAGCTATCTTGGTGTAGGCCGCGGCCGGCAAAATAGCTGTGCTTGCAGCATACCCACCAGACATTGTAAAGTAACTCTGTGCGCCGGCACTGGTCCAGGGAGGATTGTTAGTCAATGTAAAATTATTTCCAGCACCGCTCAAATCAGTCCAGGTGGTTCCAGAGCCTGGATAACTGGAGTTCTCACCGGCGTCAAGATAGGTGATAAGTCCCGAAGTCACATAGGCTTCCGCAGAAGTTATTGTAACCCCTGCTCCCACTGTGATTCCTGGTCCTATTATAATTGCCATATATTATAATCCAAATCTTGTTTTGTTTGTGTTCCAGCTGGCGGTAACGCCGCCAGCACCAATGTCTGTGTTATACACATTGAGAATGGCCAGGCGGCCGCCCCACAAACCACCTGGATCCCAACGAGTCATCAAGCCATAGCCAATTGCAGGATTGGCTGCGCCGCCTGGCGGCTCTGTAGCAGTTTGTACCAGGGTGTTGTTTACATACAATTTGAGAGTGGTGCCATCAAATGTACCCACAATCTGATACCATGCACCGGGTGTTAGTGAATATGACGGAGTACCGTGGAAGCCACCACCGTACCACCAGGCCTGTAATTCATTGTCAGCACCGCTGCCGCCGCCCCAGCCCAGTCCAAGATTGATAGTACCACCACCATAGGAGTATTCTGTGAATATGTTGGGTCCAGAGGATGTGTTGGTTCCATCATAGTAATGCCATGCTTCAATTGACCACGTGGCCAGTGTGCCTAAATTTGTAGTACTATATCCATACTGCCCACTACCGGGATTAAACTGTATGTACCCACCGTTGCCGCTGTTGTATGTGGGACCGTTAACAAGAGTAAACGGTATTGACCCCACCGTGTCAGTCCATGTGGTTCCAGAGCCTGGATAACTGGCAGGATTGCCAGCGTCAAGACTGAGTGCTGGACTAAGTGCAGGTGCAGTTGATCCTGCGCCAATTGATACGCCACCACCTATTTCTATTCCTGGTCCGATTATTAATGCCATTTACACTCCCAGTACGTGTAATGCGTGTTCGGTGTGTCGGATACGATCTTCTAGGCCAATAAAGCCACCGTTGATGGCGCGAGTGAGCCCTTTGACATCGTTGGCATCAGCAAATCTATTGAGTTTGTTTTGTTCCCAGAAGAAACAGGCACTCTGTGCTGCTCCCTCAAATGTGGCAAGATACTCACTGGCTTCTTCTACTGGAATGCCCAGGCTGCCGGCAAAAAATGTATAGTTATCTTTACCGGTCAACTGTATAAGTCCACGTCCGCAGTAGCGCCAGCCATCACCTGATGCTTCATCACCGTTGCCCATTCTATTGGCATACACTCGGTTGGCAATTTTTTCTGGCTTTAATGCATACTGAGCTGCCAATTCATCTGTGGGGAAATACTTGGGAAATGTCTTGCGCAGGCTCGCAGCCTTGTAATTCAAGTTTTCTTGAATAAACAAAAAGTTGTTGCTTTCATGAGCACACTGAGCCACAAAGTGTGCCACACGGTGCGGGGTATTGATGTCATAGTCTGGCAGCAGTTGCGCCAGAGCCTCATACCATTGATCAATGTATGGATTTTTGATCATTTGTTTGAGTTGATCTTTTGTCAAAATTGTGCTCATGATATTCCTTTGTTGTTGCCGTTATTTTCCAGCCTGTTCAAATATGTATTTTTGAACTTGATACCACTCGATCCAAGCGTCGGTTTTGACCTGGCATTCATAGTAAGTGGTATAGTTTATGGTCACAGTGCGAGACACATCACTCAAGTTGGGTGTGTCTGTGAGTTTTTGCAGTGCTGGGCATGGTGTTGTGGCCAATCGACCCGGGGGCTCGGGGAATCGTGCTGTGACCGGCACTGCTGTGGAGCAGCCGGACAGCACCAAAGTTGCCAGCAACAGGGTTCTCGTCAGCAGTTCCATTTTCTCAGAGCCAGGGCTTTTCTAGTGGGCTTGCCGTTGGGCTTTTTCATTGGGCCCTTGACGCCGCTCATTCTGGCGCAAAATGATTTGCGGCGCTTGGCTGCTTTGCTGCCGGGCTTGAGCTTTGAGGGCTTTGTGGTCACAGCCATTTGCAGTTTGCTACCAGGATTCTCTCTACGATAGCTGGCCACACCCTTGGCGTTGAGACCGCCTTTTTTGCTCTTGCCTTCTTTGCGTCGCCAGGCTGCTGTTTCATACAACACATTGTCTGGCAGAGTTTCAAATGTTTCCCACACCATGTCTTTATCTACGCCGTTCTTGGCTGCCATTTCTTCTGCCAACTGATCCATGGCTTCAAACATGGCATCAATTTCAGGATCTACTTCATCGCTGGCTTCTTCTGAATACATGTAGTCCCACACACTCACCAGCATGCTCTTGGCCACAGCAATCTTTTCTTGACACCATTCAGGCAAGTTGTCTCCGGGCTGAATCAATTGATCAAGGCCGTCAACTGCACGAGCCAGGGTTTCGAGATTGTTTTCGGCCATGCCGGCTTCGTCATCGTATTCAGGATTGAAATCTTCGTCTACCTTGGATTGTCCTTGTTGACGCTTGTTCACATAGTATGAATCATTTTTTCCATAACCGTGGCGTCGAGCCATGGCACGCAGTTCTTCTTCGGATCGGTCCTTGAATCGTTCTGCAAATTCCTCAGCTGACATTGCAGCCAGTTTTGTTTTGAGTTTGATCACCGAAGGCGGCATTGCGCCTTCTGCTGTGTCTTGCTCCTTGACAGCACCAAATCCGTGCAATCTATTGCCTGCTGCCACTGCGGCCTTGGTTGCTTTTTGTACATCTGCAGGAGTTGATGAGTAACCACTTTTTGGATTTGCGGCCCAGGCATCCATTTTGTCTGCTGCTCTTTTATCAACTGCTTTTAGTGCTGCTCTACCTGCTGGGGTATCACCAATTTCACTTAATTGTTTTTCGGCCTGGCCCGACTCATCTATGTCGCCACTTTTTAACAAGCCGTAAGCATAGCTGGCCAGGTCCTGCGCACTGATTTGATCGCCAAAGCTCATGGCTTTGACAATGGCCCGTTTGACGTCTGCTGAGTCAGCATGCTTCATGAATTCAGGCGCACCGCGAACCATGATTTGATAAACTTGATTGTGAGTTTCTTGGCTGTTTTCATTTAGGCCTTTGCCGGAATATTGTTTGTACATGGTCAAAAGTTTTTCCTTTAATTTTGGATAAGCACCGTAACCGCCCCAATCAAATCCAGTTTTTGTTGATGCCAACCACTGGGCTAGGTCTTCGATGGTTGAGAATTTTTTTACTTCATCCTCGCCGGTGTCAAGATTTCTAAATCTAGCAAGATGCTGAGATCCATTTTGATTGGGCATGACATAAATCCAGCCGCCAATTCGGCCAGTGTCTTCTGCCACGGTTCGTTTGTAAAGTTCTGTCAAAATCATTTTTTAGGTGCCTCGGCTGCTGTGTTGTGTGCTGTCACAAATTCTCGGGGAATCTCGCATGCACCACCAGGTGCAAACTTGGTATCGTATTTAACAATTTCTCGGTCCACATACTGAATCACGTCTTTGCCTCGACGAGTGATGTATTCAGTGCGTGTCACAGTTTTTGTCACAATCTTTTCGTTGGCCGCAGCACTCCGGACTTCGGCCTCTTTTAATCGTGCTTCAACTTCGGCCACTCGCTCACGCCACTGCATTTCAATGGCATAGCCGCCACGAAAATACACACCCAGGGTCAACAGCAATATTCCAGCAATCTTGAACGGCAGCTGGTATTGGTATATCAGTGGGAATGGAATTCTGTGAATGAAAAATCCTGCAACAGTCAACACAATGCCGGCAAACAGCAGTATGTTGCAAAACCACAGGATCAAGGCATCGGGCAAAAAGTGTAGAATCCACATAAGGATATTTAGCATCGATAAGTACTTGGATGAATGTACTGATATTAACTCCTGACCGCGTGGGATCAACACTGCTGCAAAGATTAATTACTGTGTACATGAATTTTCATGACTTTGATCAGCCTGTGATCAACTTGCACGAACTTTCCAATGGGTTGATAAAATACTACAATCCTGCATATCACCGTGAAGTACTGGGAAAACCCAATGATCGTCCTTGGGGATACTATCAAACTTTAGAATCCATAACTGAGTTGTTGAATTCCACAACTCATTACAAAACGTCAAGACTTGCACATTACCACATTCAAAATCGCGCTGATACTTTAGAACAACAAATACCTTTTTACAATTATCTCAATGAGAATTTTTTTATTATCCAAGCACGGCGCCGTAACTTGTTGGAACATGCACTCAGTTGGTGTATCTATAATGAAACCAAAAAACTAAACGTTTACAGTCATGCAGAAAAATTGCAGGTACTGGGCGATCTTTACCAGCATCGAATCACGGTTGATCCTGGAATAATGATCAACTACATATTCAAATACAAAGATTATCTAGAGTGGGTGGATCGACACTTTGTGGTCAGTAGTCATTTTGAGTATGAGCAACACTTGCCAGAAATAGAAAAGTACATACTTAATCTTGGCATTTTTAAAACACAACCACAAAAAATAAGTTGGCAAGATCATTTTAACATTGATTTTCAAGACTGGAACCGCTGTCATTATCTGCTGAGCGATCTATCGGGACTGAGTAAACAGTTGCCGGGAGCAGAACAGTCGCTGCAAATAGAATACAACGGTATTGGTGCCGGTGCCCTGCAACTTCAATCAATCGCCCAGTCTGACATTGCATTGAACCTCAGTGCTGCTGATCAAGATTTTCTATTGCGGCACGGTGCAAATTATCAAACAGTGTCGGACGCCATCCAGGAGCTGGTGGACAGAAAAACACTCACAACAACAATTCCAATAAAACTAAACACATTGTTGGAAAAACGTCTGTTGATCAAGAATTTTGATGAGTGTGTGGACATATATAATCAGTGGATCACCAATCCACACAGTAAAATACGCGGTCTAGGCGATGTGTATGATCTGGAAACAATTGATTTTGAAACACAAAAAGAGATAAAAAATTGGCATGTGATGCCACAGCTAACCAACACGATGTAGTATTTGATCCACAAACCATTCAGCAGTGCTGATGTCATAATGGAACCCATCTCTGGCATAATCTTGTTGTTGTACCAATATTGTATTGAATTCGTGCAGTATAGATTGCAACTGCCAATGGTGATCAAAGTGCCGGGGCAATACTAGATTTTCGGGCCTAGCAGCAGGCAATGTTTCAGGCCAATGTGATTTGCGCTCGTTCCACCACCAACCCTCTGCTTCTCTGCGACTGATCCCGGGAGCAGCGTTGGGGATGACGCTTTGTATCACTCCGGTATACCCAGCAAATTCCTGGCACAACATGCGCCAGCTTGGTATATTTTGATCAGGATCTGCACTTTGTGCAGTGTGCGCAATTTTTTTGTAATGGCTGTCTTCAGTTCTGTGCAAAAAACTCCATTGTATCACACAGTGCTGCGGTTGAATTTGTTTCAGCACCTGTCTTGCTTGTCTCGCAATCCACGCATTGCTGGCCCCGTCCATGCTGACATTGATGGTCCTGGTGTTGGTTCTGTGTTGCAACACCGAGGGCCATGTGTGAGCCAATGCACTGCCTATGCCCACAGTAAAACTGTCACCAATGCACCAAATGGCTTGCTGCAATTCTTCCTTGGACTGGGGCCATTCCAGATCTCTATAACCTCGACTGTTGAAATTGTATTGTACTGGATGGGGATATTGTTTGAAGTGCTTGGGATCAAGGCACAAGTCCAACGTATCTATACCAGAATAATCCCACTGTACATTGGCGCGAGTGGGCAATACAAAATCAGGTAATATCATTCAATCGTTGTGTTGAATTGCAAGTGAAACTTATTCAAGGCCCATTTGTTTTCTTATGTTTGTGGCCGAAATAGCAGTTATGGATTCGTCAAAGGTTTCTTCGCCTGCGGTGTATCCCACGCCGCGGCCCCAGCCAATGTGCACGACGTTGGGAACCAGTTGAATTTCATATTGTCCCTGAAACAAGGGATCAAGGTCTCGCCGTATGAATCCGGCCACTTGCTCAAAGCTGAATGGATTTGATCCTTGCCAGCCCTGCACATCACGTATTTGAATAACCACTTGACCGGTCTTGGCAATCAGTCGTTCAAACAATGCACGGTGCCCCTCATGCCAAGGTTGCCAACGTCCCAGCATTTGCACAGTTTCTTTTCTCCAATCAAACTGGGGTCTACGACGATTTTCCACAATGTGTTCAGCAATGAATTCTGACCATTTTTCCCCGTTTTGTTCCGTGATTCTGAAGTCATATACTTCAGGTGGCACAAACATTCGATTGGTATCTTCGTAGCGGCCAGCGTCAATGGTGTCCATCCAAATACACCAGTCTGCTCGGAAGTTGTTGCGCATTTCTGTCAGGGGCGCCACAAAGTCCACAATACAATAATCTGTATTAGAACTGTCTGCCAGTTCTCGCATGCGCAGACTTTGACGTATGCGCCCTTCACGTGAAAAATCCCAGTCATTGAAGTGACGTCGAACTTCATCAGCATTGAGCCATCCCACCGTGGATCCATTCTGTTCCAATTGTGCCTTGAGCCGTTCGGCCAGGTAAGTTTTGCCAG